GCCGTCCGTCCGTTCTTTGTGCGGGGGGCGTTGCCGTCCGTCCGTTCTTTGTGCGGGGGGCGTTGCCGTCCGTCCGTTCTTTGTGCGGGGGGCGTTGCCAAAAAGCAAAAAAAACGCCCGCCATTATGGCGGGCGTTCAATGGCTATGTTACTTTTTGCGGGCGTCGGCGCGGGCGTCCATGACGGCGCGGGCGGCGTCCATGGCGGCGCGTTGAATATCCATAGACGCGCCACGACGGGCGGCAATGCGGGCGGCAACGGCGTCCAGCGCGGCGGCGTCGGCGGTCATGTCGTCATGGTTTACAATGGCGGCGGCGGCGTTGTAAATGGCGCGGCGGGCGTTGTCGGCGTCGGTCATGCCGCCTGTTTTAATGAATTCGGCGCGGGCGGCGCGGGCGGCGGCGTATTCGGCGCGGCGGGCGTCCAGCGCGGCGGCGGCAACGGCGCGGGCGGCGTCAACGTCGCGGGCGCGGGCGGCGTTGTCGCGGGCGGCGCGGGCGGTCATAATGGCGGTCATGGCGTCGGCGCGGGCGTTGCCGTATACGTCCAGCGCGGCGCGGGCGGCGGTCATGGCGTCGGCGGCGTCGGCGCGGGCGTCGCGGCGGGCGGCGCGGCGGGCGTCCATGACGGCGCGGGCGGTCACGGCGTCGGCGGCGGCGCGGCGGGCGGCGTCTACAATAGCACGGGCGGCGGTCATGTCGGCGGCGGTCATGCGGGCGGCGGCGGCAATGCGGGCGGCGGCGGCGCGGCGGGCGGCGCGTTCGGCGTTCAGCGCGGCGCGGGCGGCAATGGCGCGGGCGTTGTCGGCGGCGCGTTCGGCGGCAACGGCGCGGGCGGCGCGTTCGGCGGCGGCGGCGTTGTCGGCGTCGGCGGCGCGGGCGTCCAGCGTCGCGGCGTCGGCGCGGGCGGTCATGTCGGCGCGGCGGGCGGCGTCCAGCTTTTCACGGGCATGGCGGACGGCGTCGGCGGCATGGCGGGCGGCGTCGAATAAACGGCGGGCGGCGTCCAGCGCGGCGGCGTCGGCGTCGGCGCGGGCGGCGTATTTGTCGCCATTGACACGGACGGCAACGGCGGCAACGGCGGCGCGGGCGCGGGCGGTCAATTCGGCGGCGCGGGCGCGGGCGGCGGCGTATTCGTCACGGGCGGCGGCAACGGCGCGGGCGGCGGTCATATCGCGCGGCATGTCGGCGGCAATGGCAACGGCGCGGGCGTTGTCAATGACGGCGGCGGCGCGTTCGGCGCGGCGGGCGTCGGCGTCGGCGTACAATTCGACGGGCACGGCGGCGGGCGTCATGACCGCGACAACGGCGGCGGCGGCGCGGCGGGCGGCGTCAATATGACGCGCGACGGTTGATTGATTTTTGAGATTGAGCACGGCGGCGGCGGCGCGCATGGAATTGCAAGCGGCGTAAACACTGACGGCGCGCGCTTGTTTAGGCGTCATGGCGTCCAGCGCGGCGCGAATAAATCCATAGTTACGGCGGCGGGCGTCGATATATTCGGCGCGGGCGTCCAGCGCGGCGGCGTCGGCGGCGTCGGTCATGTTACTAAAATAGCTATTATCGTATTCGTCGGCGGCGGCGCGTTCGGCGGCGTCGGCGTCCATGCGGCAATAGTCCATGATATCGCGGGCGGACGTCGTGATAACGTCGCGCCGCATGTCATGTAAATACGTATTCGCGGCGTTATAGGCGGCACGGACGGCAATGTAAACGGGCGCGGCGTCGGCGTTGTCAACGTCAACGGCGGCGCGGGCGTCGGCGTCTATCATGGCGGCGGCGGCGGCGCTTATTATGTCGTCGGCGTCAAATGACGGGCGGCGGGCGGCAATGCTATAAGCAATGTCCAGCAAAAAAGGCAACGCTTGATTTGAATACGTCAAATTGACGGATTTATACGCAACCATGCGGGCGGCGTCCATGACGGCGGCGGCGGCGTTGTCACGTTCGGCGGCGTCGGCGTTGACGTCCAGCGCGGCGCGAATATCATAATTGACGGTCACTTTCACGGCGGCATCGGCGTATTCGGTCACGGCGTTTTTATATTCGGCGGTCATGCGGGCGTCACGGCGGGCGGCGGTCATGTCGGCGGCGTCAATGGCGAATTCGGCAACGGGCGTATGTACGCGCTTGACAACGGGCGCGGTCTTATTATCATGCTTGCGGCGGGCAGTTTCAATCTTGCGGACGGTTAAAACAGTGGCGACAAATTTCATGGTATACCTTCCTTCCTGCCGTATATACGGCGTTCCAACGGTCATATTGACCGCAATATTCGCGGGCGGCGGCGTTGTCGCCCGCGCCGCCGTTGTCACGACGACGGATAAAGAATTCAATGGGGCGTTGCCGTTTTCCTGCTTTATTTTTGTTAAAAGTGTGTTAAACATTTCTAGACGCTCAAATATTGCTTTTTTCTTTCCGATATATACGGCGAAAAAACGTCAACATTGCCGCCGTCCTGCTATTGTGCCGCCCGTCCTGCCGTCCTGCCGCCCGTCCTGTCACGGCGTCGGCGGTCACGCCCGCGCCCGCTGTCGCCCGTCCTGCCGTCCTGTCAAACATCACAATTCGGGGCAATGAGACGTTGCCCGGGCATAATTCCCATTTTTCGAACAATTGTTCGCGCAGAGGAGAGGGGCAGTTGTCCTCTCTCACACACCCAACTTTATATTTTCCATCCTCTGCACCCCACCTCCACACCAGATCGCTTCCTACTATACACGTCACCGCCCGATCCCCTCAGAAGCAGTAAATGACCGTTTAAAGATCATCAAAACTTGCCAAAATAAGGAATTGCAGACACCAAAACAACAGCACAAAAATAGTTAAAAATGCACAAAAGATCAAACATCACGTCTTGTTCAATGACTTTGTTAAATGTTCTACGAACAAAGAATCCAGCTTGACATTTCAAGCGTTTTGTGCTATTATAATAGGGCAAGATGGGGATAGCGTTTTTCAACGGAAAGGAGTCACCAGATGGCAGAGATCATCAGTTTCGAATCCCTTAGAACCAACACGGTCATCGACCCCAAAGCCATAGAAGCAGCCTGGGTAAAGCGCCAGCTGGAGCCTGGCATGATCCAACCGGCCTCAGGCGCCTGTGAGGTTCAGCTGGCCAACGAGCACACAGCAGAGCCGATAAAGAGCCTGAAGGAGATCAGAAGCATCTCTGAGTACCTGGTAAAGAACGAACGCTACAGGGACAACATGCTGTTCATCCTCGGGATCAACTTTGGCCTCCGCGTCAGCGACCTGCTCCAGCTACGGTTCTTCATGCTGATCGACGAAAACTTCGCCTTCAGGTCGAACTTCCCAATTCTGGAGAAGAAGACGAGCAAGACCCGCAAGACGCCCAGGAACCGATATGTCACCATAAACGATGCGGTTGTGGATGCCGTGACGCTGTACCTCCAACATAACGAGTGCAAGATGGATGACTACCTCTTCCGCAGCGTCAGCCGAAATGGATCCAATAAGAACAGAGCCATGGACAGATCCTCCGTTGACCGGCTGCTGAAGAGTATTGCCAAAGAACTGAACCTCACGGAAAAGGTCTCAACCCATACCCTCCGCAAGACTTTCGGATACCATCAGATGGTCATGTCCGGCAACGATCCGCGCAAGCTCCTGCTCCTACAGAAGATATTCGGCCATTCCTCAGCAGCCCAGACGTTGGACTACATCGGCATCACGCAGGAGGAAATAGCCGAAGCTTATGCCCAGATGAACCTGGGCGGCAAGAACGATTACGGGACGTTCAGCGAAATAGGGGAGAGTGCTCCTGACGCCATGTAGGTCATATCCATGTAGGTCATATAACAGCCAACAGACCACCAATAAGCCATCACGTTATATAAAATATCTGTAAACAGGAACGATAATTGAATAACGGCCCCGTCACACAATATGATCTTAACAGGTGAAATATTATAATTAAATACGTCAGGAACACCAAATTTCCTTATTTGGTAACATGAATTATGCCAACGAAGGTCATTTGGTCGGAATGATAGCGGGTGATCCAACGATATGGTCAGAGAAGGAACACACTAAATATTTAATACAGCGCACCTTGAAAACTGAACATGATCCTTGTATGAGGAATGATACAGGGAATAGCGTAACGATGCAGGAACCAGAGTACATGCGAAACGGGTACAGACACAGCTCCCGGCGGTATGGTCGGTAGGCATCGAGCTATACGGACAAAGCGGTTTTTTAAGTGTTAGCAGAAGAGTAGAGGGAGGTGAGTCCATGTTCAAGAGCGGAGCGCCATAACAAAGGGTGGGCATCAGATCATTTCCGTCTTTGGTAACAAAAATGTTAAGCGGAAGGCATGACAGGAACGGTACGACATGTCGTTCTCTCTCCTGTCGGCAGGTATCAACGACAACAAATCTGAGATTGTATTTTTTCACAAGATTCCTTTAGAAGTCCCAAAAATCAATTTTCCCGATTTTTCAGGCTTTCTGAGCCCTAAATCAGGATGGGTTTGCAGCGGTTTTATGTAAGCCGCCTTTAAAAAAAACAATAATTGGAGGTACTAAGAATGGCAGAGCAGAAGATTGTTAACCTGAAGATGTTGCGTTATCCGGATCATGACATACTGATGAGACACGAGCGCGGCAGGGTCGGATTTGGCGGGAGTTTGGAGTACCGCAATCTCCTGGAAAATATCGGTATCGGTGACTGCGTTGAGGCCAACGACACTTTCCAGCACGGTGACGTCACGAAGATCCTTCGCGACAGATGGGGCATCCCGGTCGCGGTAGAGGTTGAGTTCCAGGAGATTAACAAAGCGGAGGATACGATCTATCGGGGCAAGGACCGCATCGCTATGCCTAATATCACTTTCTGGGAATCCAAAGAGGGATGGGCGTCCGCTGAGAGTTATGTGGACGAAGAGTACGAGTTTGAGTGGGACGAAGAAGCTTTGATAGAGAAAGGCTACGTCTGGGATGAGGAAGAGTTCGCTTATGTCAATCATGAGACGGGGGATGTGATTGTGTGATAAAGGTCTGTGACGCGATCATGGGGTCAGGGAAGAGCTCGGCGTGCATTAACTACATGAGGGAGCACCCTGACGAGAAGTACATATACATCAGCCCGTACGTTGATGAAGCCACGAGGATCAAGAATGCCTGCCCAAGTCTTCATTTCTACGAGCCCACAAAGGCCAAGTATGAGACTCACCACAGCAAGACGCTGGACTCAATGTCCAAAATCCGTGAAGGCCGGAACATCGCGTCCACGCATCAGGCTTACGCCTTTTACACCCAGGACATCATCGACGCCATCCGCGAGCAGGGCTACATTCTGATGATTGACGAGTGTGTTACGATCTTGGAGTCAACACAGGTGGACCCTGAGGACATCAGGATTCTGGAAAGAGCGGGATGCATCCGAGAGGTCGAAAACGGTACGTTCACTGTCGGCGACGAGGTGTATTCGGGGTCAACGTTCAAGGAATGCATGCGGATCCTGCGCTCAAGGAAACTCTACCACCTGGACGGTGATAGCTACCGCAACGAGTATTACTATTGGGCTCTGCCCGCAGAGTTCATGATGGCGTTCAAAGAAGTCATCGTCATGACTTACCTGTTTGAGGGACAGGACATGTGGGGCTTTTTTAAGATGAACAACATTCCGTACGAGAAGATCGGTGTACGGCATGATGAAACCGGGTATCACTTTGACGCTAATGCCACTGAGCCGCCGCCCTATGTGCGGGCGCTGAAGGACAAGATACACATTGACGACCATGAGGCGATCAATGATGTGGGTCATCACTCCCATGCTTTGTCAATGAGGTGGTTTGAGCGGACTGAGAATGTGAGGGAGCTGAAGAAGAAAATATACAGCTACTTCAGATACTACATGAAAGACCGCCCGGCTTCTGAGCGGCTGTACGGCACTTTCTCAGATAGGCTGCCAAGTCTTGCACGTGAGGGGTACACCAACTCCGGTCTGGTCTTCAATACCAGAGCGACCAATGAATACGCCGATAGACGCGTGCTGGTGTATGCTGCTAATATCTTCTACGATGGCGGGCGGCGAATGTTCTTCCGCCGTGGCGGTGTGGAGATCAACGAGAATCTGTATGCCCTGTCCACAATGATCCAGTGGATCTGGCGGTCGGCGATTCGTAACGGTGAGGAAATCTGGATCTACATCCCCAGCCGGCGTATGCGGAATATGCTGCAGAGTTGGCTGAATCAATTGGCGAGTGGAGAGTGATGATGCGTGACGACGGCGAAAGTGAGATGTGATAAGTGCTTTTATAGCGATTCGTGCCAGTTCAGGACTCCGGGGTGCCCGCACTACCTGCCTGTGTTCTACGACGAAGCCGTGGAGCGGATTGAGGTCATGCAGACGAAGGTGCGCTACATGAAAGAAATAGCGGAATACCTGGAGAACTGCGATGATGACGATCATTCTTTTTGATTGGAATGTGTCAATTATTCGGCTTCTTGGCCGGGTTTACTCCGATGTTTGGCCAAGAATCACTCCGATATTTGGCAAAAGAGAGGTGGTTTAATGGCGAAGCAACTGGTTTCTCAACGGTACATATTCAAGGTTAACACCAGCCGCTTGGTCAAGGCAAAGTGGAACCTGGAGCTGTCACTTGCCGACGCCCGCAAGAACGAGGAGATCATCAGCATAGGCGATAGCCAAATACTCCGCTGGATAGATCAGATCAACGGGGTGACGGATGCGGATGACCGCGCTGTACAGATCAAGCGCGAGATACGCCGAATGCGCCGCGAACCGCCGTCCACTGTCGTGAAGCGCCGGATCCGTCAGCTCTACAAGGATCTTGACGCGGTACAGTTCAAGCCGGACTACATGCACTTGGTCATTGATAAGGACAAGGACTTGGTGAGAGCGTGCAAGGGCTTCAAGATCAACGGTATCAAGTACGTGCGGTTGCTTGGTACGAGCGGTGGCGTGAAGAATTCAACGGTCGTGTTCGTGAGTGAACGGCTTGCGTCTGAGCTGCGCGTGCGCATTGATAACGGGCGCAACCGCGAAGTGAAGCTGGTGCCAGCTAAGTTCGAGGCGTACCGCGCATTGACGTGCAGCGGCTCTACGCCGGTGTCCATGCCGAAGGGCATACTGGTGGTCAACGACTGCGAGACGACGTTCAAGGAAGATGTGCTGTACTTGACAGACGAGAACGACGGTGAGCCTGAGATGAGTTTGATCAGGGACTATGAGGTCAAGCTGGACGAGTCGGACGGGTATGGGCTGATGCTTCCGTCTTTGGCAACGCGGTGGTCTGAGGAGTTGAAGCTCGGGTACACCATGGGGCATGCGTGCTGCCGCTGTGCTTTTACGAAGGGCATGCTCTTTGCGTTTGACTTCATAGAGTTCGCTGAGAAGGTGGCCGGCAGCTACATCGTCCATGATGCGTGGGGCAATGAAGTGGATGTTCGTGACGTGGAGGTGGTTCTCACTACGTCCATGCTCAAGCTTTGGAACAGCTACGACAGCATTGACCACTATTTGCAGTGTTGCCAGGAAAACGAATATATGTTCGGTTTGACCAAGGTGGCACCTGGGAAGCTGGAAAACAGGCGTGCTTTGAACTTATCTTGATAGGTTCCGTTTCACGAAAGTGGATCGCAAAAATATCCATCGAATTGCTGGGAAACCCCAAAGCCTTATCAGCTACAGCGTGGCGGCGAACAGTCCGTGGGCGCGAAGGCGGCGAAAGCAGAAAGAATGATAAGGATGGCACATGGTCAAATCCTAAATGCCGCGGTAATGGGCGATCAGCAGCGAAGCCTCGAACAGAGGAACGTTCAACGACTAAGCGCTCTCAAGCGAGAGACAGTGGTGGACACCCTTGACCGGGTGAAGATATAGTCTGCACTTCTCACGAAAGGAGAAGGACCGAACGGTCTGCGTGGGGGTAGCGCCCTTTGTGTTGGGTAGGTTGGGACGGGTGAGAGCCCATGATTGCGACCAACGCATTAACACGCACAACAAATTGGATCAGTTCATTCAGAGCTATCGTCTGACAGACGAGCAGATTGACGAATTGATCGGCCCCACGATCGACGAGATCCGTGATATCATCGCTGGCGATTATCGTAAAGCCCTGCTGTATCTGGCGGGGACAAGCCTGGACGAGGACAACGTTCTGTCGTCCAGTGACTACAATCTGGCGATGATGATTGAACCAACGTTGTACAATGACCCGTATATCCGCCGTAAGATTTGTCACATGATAAACAAGCGGATTGATGATGCGAAGATCGGCGTTATTGACGTTCACGGTAATTACTCGATGGTGTGCGGTGATCCGTATGCGCTCTGTCAGTCGGTGTTTGGGCTGCCTGTGACCGGCTTGCTGAAGGCTGGAGAGATCTACAACAGGTATTGGGACGATGATGGCGCGGAGGCATTGGCGTGCTTCCGCGCACCGATGAGCACGCACTCCAATATTAGGAAGCTGCGTGTTGCCAGAAACGATGAGGTGCGTCACTGGTATCAGTACATAACGACCGGGACAATGTTCAACGCGTGGGACTCGTGCTGTGCCGCGCTCAATGGAATGGATAAAGATGGCGACCTGGTGATGCTCACTGACAACAGGGTGTTGGTGGAGAACATCAGGCCGGTGCCCACGCTGTTCTGTGTGCAGCGTGCGGCAGAGAAGCACATAATCACAGAGGAACTGTTGCTGCGCTCCAACATTGCCAGCTTTGGCAACGATGTAGGCCGTGTGACCAACTGGGTGACGAGTATGTACGACGTTCAGTCGAGGTTTGAGCCGGGGTCGCAGGAGTTCGAAGAGTTGGAGTACAGGATTCAGTGCGGCCAATTGTACCAACAGAATAATTAGCTTTATCTAACTGTTCTCGTTCCGAGTAATCGGTTCGCAAAAACACCTATTGAATTGCCGGGACACCCCAAGAGCCATATGCGCTACAACGTGGCCATGAAATGGGCGAGCGTGAAAGCGGCGAAAGCAGAAAGAAGCATATGGATGGCATACGGTTAAATCCTAAGTGCTGATAAACGGGCAATCGGCAGCCAAGCCTTGAACAGAGGAAGGTTCAACGACTATCCCGCAAGGGAGTACGCTGCAAGCGATTGGCAGCGGAAGTGGTAGGCATCCGTATGGGTGAAGATATAGTCTGATCTCTGCCGAACAGGCAGAGGAGCATTATGCTCGCGATGGGGGTAGCGCCCTACATATATTGCAGTACATAGATTGTAAATGGGTAAGGTGGTTTTATACGGAAGATTTGACAGGTCGCAGATTTGGTCGATGGACAGTGATTAGTCGCGCAACGGAAATAACAAGACGTCCTGTGTGGAATTGTAAGTGCGATTGTGGCACAGAAAAGAAGGTACGCGGTAGCACCTTAATAAGTGGCGAGTCACAGTCGTGTGGTTGTCTTCAAAAGGAACAAGTGGGGGACAGGGCGAGAAAACATGGTGGCTTTGGCACGCGGCTATATGCCATATGGAACAGTATGAGGCAGAGATGTAACAATCCAAATCATCATGCTTATTCCAATTACGGTGGTCGCGGGATCACGATTTGTGCAGAGTGGGAGGATTATGCCGCATTTAAAGAGTGGGCGATTGGTGCCGGCTATGATGAGGATGCGGCTCGCGGTGAATACACACTTGATCGCATTGATGTCGATAAGGGGTATTCGCCAGATAACTGCAGATTCGTTGATATGAGGCAGCAAGCCAATAACCGTCGCGTGACGATAGTCGTAGAACACAATGGAGAAAAACATCCGTTGACTGAGTGGGCTCAGATTCTGGGTGTTGAATATACCACATTGTGGAGGCACTACAAACAAGGTACTTCTGTACTTAATTAAAGTGATAATACTGCAATATAGTATCGTAAACACATGTGACTATAGATAAAACCAAGGGAATCATCGCCAAGCCCATGCCCAGATGCTGGCATGACAGGATGGCTTTGCATCGCCCGGACAGTGACGATCCGGAAGAGCTGGCACGGTGGGAATTGAACTGCCGCATTGTAGCGGACAAGAAGCCATACTTCATGCGGTACATCTATCCGCAGCTCATGAGGGATTACAACAATTACATAAATACCGCGAACGAAAAGGCGTTGAGCGAGCACCGGCTGTCAATTGACGAGATGCTGGCCATGCCGCCTGAGGAACTGACTGAGGAACAGCGCACGTGTCTCCGCTACTACCAGGCGAAGATGCCGGTGGGAAATCACGACTGTGTGATGAACAGGATCTGCCGCAAGGTGGAGGCTGTGTTTGGCAACGGAATTGCAGAGCCTGATGAACCGTTTGACTACACGGTCATGCGGAGCAACATTGGCTATTCGTCCTACACCTATTACGCGGTCGAGCGTTTGTTCAAGCAGTACCTTCAGAAATTAAAGAGGTTCGCGATGGACAAGAACAACATTATATCCACACAGGATGACCCGGTGGATTACCGCGCATCGCTGCTCGCGTTCTTTGTGCGTGAGGTGGCGCTGGTTTGTAACAACAGTTTCCAGATGGCTGACATCATCCTGGATATGGTGTACCGGCGCAATGGAACCAAGCAGTTCGCCTGGGATATGGTTTCGCATGAGATCATTTATAACCTGCTCATGAGTCACGGTGGTAAATTGTCCTTTCCGCGTGCTGACCCGGATGGCGACATTGAATTTATGGGTGAGCGGTATTCGATGACGCAAATGGAGGTGGACGCTGATGGATATTATTCTGAATGAGCGCAATTGGATGAATGAGGCTCTGGAGTCGCTCTCGCTCGGAAAGAATCCGTATGAGACGATTGGACGGTACGCGCGTGTGATGCACGCGGACGGCGTGCCGAAGGACGTGATGGAGCGAAGGATCGAGGAGTTCCTGCTCCGCTGTGACTCACGGGTAAACCTGGTCATGTGGCAGGATGCCATCAAGAGGGCTATTGCCAAAGCTGGTAAGTACCCCATCGCTGAGGTCGATGGGGTATGGGTTACCGAGGGTGAGCTCAATACGATCAGCAAGATAGAGAGCAAGATGCAGCGTAAGCTGCTGTTCACCCTGGTGTGCCTTGCCAAGTTCAAGATGGCGGTCAATCCGGACGCTGCGGGTTGGGTGAACTACGGCTACAAGGACATATGCAACCTTGCGAACATAACGATCAGCTCGAAGCGACGTGCACTGCTGATCAACGACCTATACCGGGCGGGCTATATTTCACTGAGCAAGCGGATTGACAACACAAGTATACATATTGACATTCTTGACGACAGTACGCCCAACAGCCTGTTTGTGTCGGACTTCCGCAATCTTGGCAACCGTTATCTGATGCACTGCGGCGAGAAGTTCTTTGAGTGCCAGTCGTGCGGCATTGTCATCCACCGTACAGCCAATCATCAGACGTTCTGCAAGCAGTGTGCCGAGGACAGACACAGGCAATTGGCGAACGAGCAATACAAGCGGTCAATTGCGTAATTTCAAAATTCTGCGTTTTGAGCACCTCCGAAAGCACCGATACCTCCGAGGTTTCAAGGGGGCTGTCAGATTTCTTAATTATGGATAGAAAAGATGATAAAGTGGTGCATTTGGAGGTGTTGTACATGACTGATTTTAAGCGTTGGTTTTCCGCAGCCGGTGTTCGTGCACTGAAGACGTTTGCTCAGAGTGCTGTTGCCGCCATTGGCACGACTGCTACTCTCGGTGGTGTTGACTGGAGGCTGGTTGCTTCTACGGCTGCACTGGCTGCTATCCTGTCCCTGCTCACGAGCGTCGCCGGACTGCCTGAGCTGGAGAAATAAGTACTTGTAGAATGAAAGGATGATTGACTTGATTCAGGTTTCCAAAGAAGAAATGAAGAAGCTGCGCGAGCGTTTCCCGCATATCCGTGCTACGCGCACTGTACATAAGTACTACGTCGATGAGACCACCAAAGTGATGAATTTCCTGAAGAACGGCTGCGGCATGGAGCGCAAGAATGCTTGAACGCATGCCTGAAGAGACCGCCCTTCAACATCACAGGCGGTTGATCAGCGGGAAACTCATCGACGGTACACTGTCTGACATGGACTACTCGGAACTCGCCCCTTATGTCTACGGCAAGGAATACTCCGCGGATGTTGCTAGACGCATGATGTACGGATCGGCCCGTACCCTGCAGCTGGTAGACGCGGAGCGCGAGGAGTCTATTGAGGACACCGCTATCCTCAGCGAGCTTGAGCTCAAGAAGATCGAGCTGCGCAAGGAGCAGCAGAAGTTCTTTGATCAGCGCAACGCCTTCAATAAGCTGGTGCGTGATCAGGCCAGAGACGATGAACTCAAAGAGATCCTTGAACGGGCTGTTGCCTCGGGCAGCATGCCCGTTCTTGATTATACGCCGCATACGGTTGAGGCCACCGGCACGAGTTTGCTGGTCAGCCTCAACGACATCCACTATGGCGCTCAGTATGACAACTACTGGGGCAAGTATGATTCGGATGTATGCAAACGTATGTTCGGTTTGTATTTGGAGCGCATCATTGAGATCGCTCAGACCCACAAAGCGGAGGACTGCTATGTGACCTGTAACGGCGATGCTATCAGCGGCGTGATCCACGCCAGCATTCGCCTGACCAACAAGGAGAATGTGATCGAGCAGGTGACCGGAGTGTCAGAACTGATCGCACAGTTCCTTGCCAAGCTGAGTGCTTACTTTGGCAACGTGTATTTCACAAGCGTCGCCGGCAATCACTCCAGGCTTGATAAGAAGGATGACGCGGTGCTGCAGGAGCGGCTTGATGATTTGGTCGAGTGGTATTTGAAGGCGCGTATGGCGGCCTTTGAGAACGTGCATGTTGGCTACGGCAATAAGGTTGACTGCACGATGTACCTGCTGGACATCTATGGCAAGAACTACCTGGGCGTACATGGCGATTTTGAGGCCAGCGTGGGCGGTGTGACCAATCTGCAGGCAATGGTTGGTGTGCCGCTGTACGCCGTCCTGATGGGACACAGGCATCACAACAGCACAGATGTCGTGCAGGGGATACGCGTCGTTCAGAGCGGCAGCTTCCTTGGCACAGACAACTACTGCATAAGCAAACGTTTGTTCGGTATACCAGAACAGATCGTTTGCGTGGTTGACAACAAGGGTATACGCTGCCACTACGACGTTGAGTTGAAGCTGTGAGGAGGTGATGGTTGGTGGCGCGAAAGACGAACAGGATTGTCATTACAAGTCCGGAGAAGCTGGAGCAGGTGAATTCCGCGAACATGCGGCTGAAGAAGGACTTCTTGCAATACTTGAAATCGGTGAAGCGTTCGCCGGGGACCATTGCCGGTTATGACAGCGATCTTAACATAATCTTTACATACATACTTGACGAATTGGGCAATAAGGATTTCGCGAAATTGTCCAAGCGCGACATCATCAGTTTCCAGAACTGGCTGGTGGACAACGGTATATCCAGTGCGAGGATCCGCAGGCTGAAGAGTGCTATCAGCAGTTTGTCTAACTACATAGAAGCTGTTCTTGACGACGACCCGGACTTTGCGGGCTACCGCTCCATCGTCCGTAAGATAGAGAATCCGCCGCTCGTGCCTGTGCGCGAGAAGACGGTTTGGACGGATGAGGAGTTGCAGCACCTGCTGGACGTGCTGACCGAGGAGGGCAAGTATGACCGTGCCTGTCTGGCAGCCTTGGCAATGTATGGCGGCCGGCGCAAGGCCGAACTGTGCCGTTTCAAGGTGAGCGATTTTGACGAGAAGCACGTGACCTGCAATGGTGCGTTGTACAAGAGTGACCCTATTTTGACGAAGGGCGACAAGTATTTGGAGTGCTTCACGCTGAAGAAGAAGTTTGATCCGTATCTGGAGCGCTGGATAGCTTACCGCAAGGAAAATGGTATTGAGAGCATATGGCTGTTTCCAAAGGCGGGAGAGCCAGAGGAGCATATTCAGGCATCGACGATCAGCAGCTGGGCTGACAGCTTCTCCGCCATTACTGGTAAGGACTGGTACGCGCATTCACTGCGGCACTTCTTTGTGTCGGCGCTGTCAAGGGCTGGAATCCCAGACGGGATCGTCGTAGAGATCATGGGCTGGAGTTCGTCTGAAATGTTCAAGGTCTACAACGACAACCCAAAGGACGACAGGATTGCCATGTATTTCAAGGACGGAGAGATTGATACGTCCAACACGCGGTCAATTGACCAAATATAAGAGGTTAAAGGGAGAAAGGGAATAATATGCTGAAGAAAAATGAAATGATTGAGCGGCTCGCTCAGAAGGGCTATACGAAGAAGAACGCTGGTATAATCATGGACGACGTCATGATGGTGATTATGGAGGCTCTGGTTGAAGGTGAGGAAGTAATGCTTCATGGCTTCGGCACATTCTCTGTCAAAGAGGTTGCGCCGCGTAGCATGGTTGACCTGCAGAGTAAGGAGCGCATTGTCATCCCGGGTCACAAGGCACCCAAGTTTGTTCCCGGTGAGCTGCTGAAGCGCTCTGTGCGTGAAGGATTTATCCGCACGTAATGCCTAGAGTCAGTAAAGTCAAAAAGATAACTTCGCGGCCAGGTGATGTAAAGCCTGACCGCGAAATGCCAAGTGCGTTCTTTTGTTCGCGATGCGGGAAGAAGTACAAGAAGCAAGTGGGCAATTTCCCGGCATCGAAGAGCCCGCTCAATAAGGGCAATGGCTACTATATGACCATTTGCAACCATTGCCTTGAAGACTTGTTTGACCACTACAAAGCGGCGCTCGGCGGCGACGAAAAGGCTGCCATGCGCCGCATATGTTTGAAGCTGGATATTTACTGGAACGAAGAGATCTATGGCCTTGTCAGCCGGACGAACACTAGCGCCTCACGTATAAAGTCGTACATCAGCAGGACGAACCTGGTGAAGTTTACAGGGAAGACGTATGACGATACGCTGGATGAAGAGAGCATATATCTGCGCCCTGTTAGCATCGAGGAGATGCGTGCCGTCGAGGACGATGAGGACGCGAAGAACGCTGGTCTGCCGACTACATCTATAGATGTTGAGACGGTGCTGTTTTGGGGAAGCGGCTTTACTGAGGATAATTATCACGAGCTCAATAACAGGTATGAGTATTGGACGCGTGACTTGCAGAAGCCTCTGCCCACTGTTGAGGAAGCGCTGTATAAGCAGGTCTGTCTGCAGGAGTTCGTCATCAACCGCAATATTGCTGCCGGCAAGAGTTCACCACAAGACCAGAAGGCTCTGAGTGAACTGTTGGGCAACTTGAACATCAAGCCTAGCCAGAAGGCCAAGGAGGATGAATCCGCAGAGTTTGAGGAAACGCCGATGGGCGTGTGGATCAAGCGCTGGGAGGATAAGCTGCCCGTCCCTGAGTATCACGAGAAGGCGGGGGAGAAGTCCCTTATCAAGTACATTACCACTTGGTTCTACGGGCATACAGCCAAGTCGCTCGGCATCCGCAATATGTATTCGCAGGTGTATGAGGATGAGATTGAGCGGTACAGGGTGACGAAGCCGGAGTTCGAGGAAGAGAGCGATGATGACATCCTCGCCGATCTGGTTGGCGGTGATGAAGAGTGACTCGCCGTGAAACAATAATGCAAGGCGCGGCCATGTACGCTGCGTTCTACAGGAAGAATCCGCATATTTTCGCGGAGCAGTATCTGAGGATCAGGCTCAAGCTTTTCCAGAAGATACTGCTCCTTATGATGAATATTTGCGTAAACTCGGTTTTTATAGGCAGCCGAGGTATTGGTAAGACATATCTAACTGCGCTGTTTTGCCACATACGTTGCATTCTGTATCCTGCCACCCACATTTGTATAGCGTCAGGTACGCGAGGGCAGTCCAATAATCTGCTTGAAAAGATTTGGATGGAGATACGCACGGCATCGCCAGCGTCAGCGGCAGAGATTAACGAGAAGGACAGTCACTTCTCTGGCAACAATGCCATTATTGTCTACAAGAATGGTTCGATCATTGAGGTTGTGACTGCAGGTGACTCTGCCCGTGGCCATCGAGCGCACATTCTGGTGCTGGATGAGTTCCGTCTGATTCCGCGTGAGATCATTGACACGATCCTGAGGAAGTTCCTGACGCTGCGGCGCATGCCTTTGTACGCCGATCTGACCGAGGAGGAGCGTCGCAAGGAGTATGGCAAGGAGAAGAATCAGATGATCTTTTGCTCATCTGCTTATTTCTCTGACAACTGGTCTTACGAGAAGTGCCTTGACACCTATAAGACCATGCTCGTCCCAGGCAGGCGTGATTTTGTGTGCGCGTTGCCGTATGAGCTGTCGATCAAAGAGGGACTGCTCGATCCTGACGTGGTTGAATCTGAGATGTTGGAAACCAGTTTCTCGGAGATCAAGCACCTCATGGAGTATGAGGCTGTGTTTTACAACAGTTCAGAGGGCGCTTTCTTTGACTACAACGTGGTGTCAAAGAACCGCCACATTATGTATCCCATGCTGCCAGACGCACTGACTGCAAAGCTGCGCGTGGACAAGGATTTGCGCATCATACCGAAGGTGGCTGGCGAGAAGCGCATCATTTCCGTTGATATCGCGCTGATGGCAAGCACAAAGTACAAAAATGACGCTACGGCGATACATATCACGAGGCTTTTGCCTACCAAGGCCGGCAGATATTCTGTCAACCTCGTCTATTCCACGTCCAGCGAAGGCTTGCGTACAGAGGAACAGGCGCTGCAGATCCGCAGGCTATATGAGGAATATGCTTGTGACTACATTGTGCTTGACGCGAAGAACGTTGGTCTGTCCGTGTACGATTGCCTGTCCAATGATATGGTGGATCCGGACAGCGGAGAGATCTTCCCGGCGCTCACGTGTTGCAACAACGACGAGTTGGCGGCCAGATGTGTCTCAAAGACAGCGCCGAAGGCTATTTGGGCGATCTTCGGCTCTACAAAGTTCAATTCAGAGGCGGCGCTGCTGCTGCGCGAGGGCTTCAAGTCAGGCCGCGTCCGCATGCTGGTCAATGAATATGATGGCGAGGACGCGCTGAAGAAGCTGCCGGGCTTTGAGAAGCTGCCGGAAGAGGACAAAATGCAGTTTTTAATGCCCTATATTAATACGACGTTGCTCATAAATGAGCTCGTAAACCTCAAACATGAGGAAAGTAATGGCGTTATCAGGGTGTTTGAGAAGAGCACCATGCGTAAGGACAGGTACTCCAGCCTTAGCTACAATTATTATGTGGCGCTACAGCTGGAGAATGAGATGCGCAGGAACAACGCCAGGAACATAAACATGGGTGACGATGACTTCTTTGAGTATCGAGCGCCCAAAATTATGAACGGAAGGCGGTGATGACCGCAAGTGGAGAAGAAGATTGTTGAAACTCCGCGTGACCTGTCGTCATTGTCGCCGGACGATGTATGGCAGTTCAAAGCGCCTGAGAGGTTTGCAGCCATCAACAAGATGATTCTGAGAGACCTCAACGGCAATCCAACCGCTCCCAGTTTCTACCTGTATACACGTGACCAGATCGCCACGTATATCAAGGATCCGTACCGCTACGAGAAGCAGCTTCGCAACGCTGTGATCTACATGTATGCGGCCAGCCCGCACTTCAGGCGGCTGATCCAGTATTTTGTGTCTCTGTCGGATATGGCCTTCGTGGTTTCGCCCTACAAGGTGGATACGGAGACTGCCAACGAAAAGACGCTGGGCAGGAACTACCATCGCGTGCTCAATCTGCTGGAGTCTATGGATTTGAAGAACGCGGGGGAGCACATGCTGACTGTCTGCCTGCGAGAGGACGTGTTCTACGGAACCATTCGCGAGACGAGCGACAGCGTGATTATTCAGCAGCTGCCGTCTGACTACTGCGCGATTTCCACAGTGGAAGACAACGTGCTGAATGTGACATTTGATTTTTCCTATTTTGACGCCGATTCCCAGTATCTGCCGTATTATCCTGAGGAATTTGCTACGAAATACCGCCTTTACCAGAAGGACATGGTGAACAGCAAATGGCAGGAACTGGATTCGCCCAACTCATTTGCCATCAAGGCGAATAAGGACATTCTCAACTACGCGGTACCGCCGTTTGTTGGCATCCTGCGCGAGCTCTTTGACCTTGAGGACTACAAGGGTTTGCGGGCTACCAAGGAGACCATTGAGAATTACATGCTGCTTGTGATGCAGCTTGGTGTGGACGATGACGGCAACTGGACTATGGACTTGGATAAGGCCAAGAAGTTCTTTAACAATCTGACGAATGTGTTGCCAGAGGAGATTGGCGCGGTGCTGTCGCCAATGCCGATTGACAAGATCGGTTTTGAGCGGACGCATCCGGAAGCCGTGAGTACGGTTGGCGACGCGGAGCAGGAGCTGTTTACGGCAGCTGGTGTTTCGAGTCTGCTGTTCAATAACGCGAAGGCTAAACAGTTGGTCGCTTGCGCCGTAAGGCGCTTGACAAACTACCTCTTGAATTGCTGGAAAACCCTTAGAGCCACATGTGCTACAGCATAGCGATGAGACGCGCAGGTGCGAATGCGGAAAAACATGTGGATTGGGCGATCAGCAGCCAAGCTCTGATGAGGAGAAGGTTCAACGACTATCCCGGCGGGGAGTAGGACGAGAGTCCGAAGTGGGAGGCACCCTACATGGGTGAAGATATAGTCTGCTCTCTGCGGAAACGCAGAGGACGGCGATGGCCGTCTATTTTACGATGATGAAGAAAAGGAGTGCTATATGGTAAAGCCAAGAAAGGATTTAGTTGGAGAAGTGTTTTCACAATTAACAGTTATAGAGCAAGCTGAGGATTATGTTTCCACAGATGGCAAGCACCATGCTCAGTGGCTGTGCAGATGTAGTTGTGGGAAGATGTGCGTAGCTTCGGCTTCAAATTTGAGAACTGGTAATACCAAGTCATGCGGGCATATAGTTAAGGATCATAGTGTCAGGCATGGTGGGCGGCACACCAGGTTATATTCAATTTGGACGAATATGAAGGACAGATGTTATAATCCTAATACTGATACATATAACAGTTATGGTAGGCGCGGGATTACAGTATGTGAGGAATGGAAAAATGATTTTGGTGTTTTTCGCGATTGGGCGTTAGAGAATGGTTACGACGACTCATTGACGATCGATAGGATTGATAATGATGGGAACTATTGTCCTGAGAATTGCAGGTGGGTTGACGCAAAGACGCAAGCAAATAATCGCAGGTCTAGTGTTTATGTAACTGTTGATGGTATCACTAGATCATTAGCCGCATGGGCAGACGAGCTGGGTAAATCAAGATCCATTTTCCATGCTAGGGCAAAGCTTTATCATACATCTGTTGAAGAACAAGTTGAATACCTGGCCAGAATGGCCAAACAATCATCGTAAAAAAAACATATGGTCTGCAAATGCGCTCCTTTTGTCCATCAAGGCTGATCAGGAGCTCACGTATAGCATCGTTAAGAGCATTGAGACGATGCTGAACAGGTTTATCCACCGGCATGGTTACGGCAAGTACTTCAAGGTGAATCTGCTGGACTGCTCTATCTATACGCGCAAAGAGGTTGGGGACGCTCTTATTAAAGCAGCCACCTATGGACTGCCTACGATCAGCTATTATGCCGCGTCGCAGGGCATCAGCCAGATGCAGCTTGACGGGCTGAATTTCCTGGAGGACAAGATTCTGAACTTGAAGGAACGGCTGCGGCCGTTGCAGAGTTCCGCAACGCAGTCCTCAGTGGAGAGCACTGGCGAAGCTGGTCGCCCGGAGAGCGATGTGGGTGAGTTGACGGATGCCGGCGAGCAAACGAGGGAAAGGGGCGAGGAGTAATGTTCCTCTACGTGATGACGAAAGAAGCCAAGGATTTGCTGGAAAAGCACGGGTTTCTTCCTATTAAATATGATGCGCGGAACAGCGTGTGGTGCTTTGACTACAGCACTATGCATTTTGACGATTTCGCCCTGGATTTTCCGCATGTAATTTCTGACACATTGGTGTTCTGATAAGGCAGCGATTGACCCGCTGCTCTTTTTATGTACTTGGGAGGTGAGGAAGCGTTGAGCGAAATGCGCTTTTGGTATCCCGCGTCCATAACGGAGATCACCTCAATTAACGAGTCGTTTGATTCGTGCCTCCTGAGGGTCTGTTATGCGGGTAAGAATCGCAATCGCTCCATCATTTCCAAGGAATCCATTGAACGCGCTACCCCAACTATGGCCTACTGTCCGATCGTGGCTCACTATGATGTGGAGAAGGACACGATTGGTGGGCATGACGTTGGCTTCATGGAGGACGGCGACGGCAATCTGAAGATGATCAATCTGACAGACGCTGTTGGCGTAATCCCTGAGAATCCGCAGTGGTGCTGGGAGAGCGTGACGGAGGAAGACGGGACTGAGCGGGAGTACCTGTGCACGCCTGCCATCCTCTGGAAACGCACACCGTGTTACGACAAGCTGAAGCGCGATGGTGTTGAGGGGCAGTCAATGGAGATCCGGGTTAAGGACGGCAAGATTGTTGATGGCGATTACGTGATTGACTCATTTGACTTTACAGCCTTCTGCCTGCTTGGCGAAGATGTGGAGCCGTGCTTTGAGTCCGCGTCCGTTGAACTCTTCGCCAAAGACGAGCTGAAAGCCCGGTTCGGCGAAATGATGAGCGACTTTAAGAGAAGTTTCTCTGACGTCATGACCGCGGAAGCGGATGACATAAAAACTGATTTTTGTTCGAAAGGAGGAGAGGTCTCATTGAAAATTGATGAGCTGATGAGCAAGTACGGTCTGACCGCCGAGGACATTACGTTTGACACTGACGGCATGTCTGAGGAGGAGCTTGAGGCGAAGTTTGCTGAAATCCGCGACGCCAAGTTTGCTGACGATGACGCTGAAGCGGGCGACGAAGCGAATGATGCCGCTGATGGCGATTCCGATGGTGATCCGGCGGATAGTGATGCTGGTGCAGACGAGACTGATGACGGCGATAAGCCCGAAGAAGATGATGACGAAGAAGCGCTCGCTGCTAAGAAGCAGTATTCACTGACCGGCGAACAGCTGTCCAGTGGTATTCGCGAGGCGCTGTGTACTGAGAAGATCACGGACGAATGGGGCGAGTTCTCCAGGTATGGATATGTGGATTACGACGCCCAGATCAGCGAGGTATATGCTTACGACTGGACGGATTGCAATCTGTACGGTTTTAAGTTCAGCATGAATGGCGACAACGTCATCATTGACTTTGCCAGCAAGAAACGCAAGAAGTTTGCCTTCGTGGATTTTGATGAGGGCGAACAGATGTTTGATTACAGCGCTATGTCTGATTTTGCTAATCGGAAGTTTGGCGCTATGGCTGACGAGGTCAATACTCTGCGTGAGTACAAGAAGTCCGTGGAGGACGCCGAGCGCAATGCTGCGCTTGAAGAGCTGTTTGCCAAGTTTGCTGATCTGAACGACAACGAGGCGTTTAACGCGCTGCGTGGCAATTGCGAGGATATGTCCCTGGAAGATATTGAGGACAAGTGCTTCGCGATCCGCGGTCGTTCTGTCCAAGTCAAGTTCTCTCAGGATGCGCCGAAGCCCGTGCGGCTCCCTGTTGAACGAAATAAAAATAAAGATGCCGACGAGCCTTATGGCGGCGTTTTCCTGGAGTTCGGCATCGGAAATCGAAAGTAATTGGAGGTAAGAAGTATGGCAATTGTTGAAAAGTATGCCGTGGTTCGTACTGATAACATGATGGGTACCGATGTCGGCACCTACCTGGATTCTGTGCGTTTCTACGATGCCAATGACAAGGAAGCTGAAATCGAGAACGGCAACGTTGTTAAGGTTGGCGATCTGCTGGAAGGTGAGCGCGAGCTGCACAAGGCTACCGCCCCCGCCAAGAACACTCCCATCAAGGAGATCGGTCTGGTGGCCACTCCCGAACTGATGTATGACGAGCGCAAGCATAACCTGGACGAGTTCATCAACGAGGCCGGCACCAACGCTCGTATTTACTATCTGCACACCGGCGATGAGTTTGGCGTGACCGCTAAGGGTCTGGATGTCGATCCTGAAACCGCCAAGGTTGGCGATGTTGTGGAACTGCAGGCTGGCACCAAGCTGAAGGTTGTTGCTTCTGCGACTTCTGGCTCTACCCAGATCGGTAAGATCATCGCGATTGAGACTGCGGGTCGTTACACCTACTACGTCACCCGCGTGGCTTAATCATGAATTTTTGAGATAGGAGGCAAAAGCAATGGCTGAAATTAAAGATATCGTGCAGGTTGCTATTGATGCTTATCATGGCAATACTGTTAAGTATTCTCATAACGAGTCCATGGATCTGCTCCGCGAAGCTCTGATCGCGGCCAACAACGGTTCCACCAAGCTGGACTACAAGAATATCCGTGATGGCAAGTGCAACGGTCTGTTCACTCTGGTTGAAGAGATCCTGGTTCGCACCGTCGAAGAGGGTTTGACCTCTTCTGATTACTTCAACGCGCTGGTTGACTATCGCAACCTGGCTCTGGGCGACCAGAACATCTTCCTGGTTGAGGATGACGACCTGTTTGTCGTGGCTGAGGCTGCTGAAGGTACCCAGGGTATCCGTCGTCAGCGTCTGGCTGGCCAGTCCGAGATCAAGATTCCCACTTCTCTGAAGGTCGTGAAGATCTACGAAGAGCTGAATCGTGTTCTGTCTGGCGCTGTTGACTTCAATGTGTTCATCCGCAAGGTGGGCGAGTCCTTCCAGCGCAAGCTGCTGGACGACATCTATACCGTGTGGACTGGCGCGACCGCTGATGATTTCGGCGGCGAGACCTACTTCCCGGCGGCTGGTAACTATGATGAGGACGCTATGCTTGAGCTGATCGCTCATGTTGAAGCGGCTTCCGGCGGCAAGCCTGTTACCATTCTGGGCACCAAGGTTGCTCTGCGCAATCTGGCTCCGGCTGTCCAGGGTAACAGCTCCAAGGAAGACCTGTATAACCTCGGATTCTACGGTCGTTTCTACGGGTCCAATGTTATCGCTCTGCCGCAGCGCCACAAGGTTGGTACCACTGAGTTCGTGAACAGCGACAAGGTGATCACCATCCTGGCCGGCAGCGAGCGTCCGATCAAGGTTGTCAACGAAGGCACCGCCACCATGCTGATGGGTGATCCCACCACCAACAAGGACTTCACTCAGGAGTACTTTGTTGCGCAGCGCTATGGTGTTGGCATCGTGACTGCTGGTGGCAACGCTGGTATCGGCCGTTACACCCTGCTGTAATCGCAATGATATATAGGGCGACAGATGATTAATTCATCGTCGCCCATTATTCAAAGAATGAAAGGATGATTATATGCCGAGAAACACAGGCAAGACTGTCCAGAAGGCGCCGGTGAAGGAACCGGTTGCTGTGGTGGCCGATGAAAACAAGAGCGTCGTGGAAGAGACCACGATACAGGCTAAGGCTGAAAAGGCCAGGACTCCCTATCGCGTAAAGCAGACGCTTCCGGCGGATATGGTTATCACCGTCCGTAACGGGTTTAACGGAAAGCTTATTTATAAGAGCCAGAAAACAGGCGAGCGATTCGTGTGGGAGGAGTTTGGTGATGAGCAGGACATGGAACTGCAGGAACTGAAGAATGCGAGAAACTCCAAGAAGGGTTTCTTTGAGAACAACTGGTTCCTGATCGATGACCCCGCCGTCATTGAATATCTGGGCGTTGACCGCTTCTACAAAAATGCCCTGACTTATGATGACTTTGACACCCTCTTTGAGATGTCTGCTGAGGAAATCCGGGAGCGAGTAGATAAGCTGTCCGGCGGGCAGAAGGCTTCTGTGGTTTATCGGGCTAAGCAGCTGATCAAAGAAGGCGTGATTGACTCAATTAAGGTGATTGACGCTCTTGAGAAGAGCCTTGGCGTCGAGCTGATCGAGCGGTAAGGAGGCACAGCGATGATTCTTCCGTACGATGCATTCACTGAGGCTTTCCTTGATAAGGTCACGGAGTATAAGTTCTGTCGCTTGCCACAGGAAAACCGACAGGCCATCGTAGACGGTTATATGAAACGCGCTTGCGCTCAGTTTAGTGAGGTGTGCATGTACAACATTTCGGAGGGAGACGACGTTGAACGTACATACACAATTGGTGACAATGCTACACCCGCAGAGATTGATGAGATCATTGACATTGTCACAGAGGGGATGCTGGTGCAGTGGTTCAAGCCATATTTCTTCAAGCAGGAAAACTTGGAGAACATGCTTGCGACCGCTGATTACACAAGGTATTCGCCTGCTGAATTGACCTACCGTATTACGAACGCGTATAAAACATGCAACAAGGAGTTCGTTGCCAGGATGCGGGAGTATTCGTATCGTCATGGCGACCTGACCAACCTGTACATATGATGACGCGTTATGGCATTGAGGTGAGCGACGTGATGTTCTCCAAACGGCTGGGTGGGCTGGTGAACCAGTTCTACAAGATCCTGCCGATCAAAGAAAATGGAGAACCAACGCTCCAGAAATATATGGAAAGTCTCCAAAGAGAAATGGTGGGGCTCTATGAGTTGATGACTGCGTTGGATGATGATCCGCAGTATTTGAGCCTGCTATCTATTTTGCAATATATGATTGACCACGATTGTGACGTAGCTACCGTCAAGACCGAGGTGTTCAAGTCAATCAGTATTCTGAAGCGGCTACAGAAGAGATTCGAGCCGGGCAGGAGGTGTTGACATGGGTGCCTGGGATAATTATGACGTGATGCACAACACGTTCGGGAATAATCTGCGTGACATGTGGGTGGGTCACACACGAGAAAATGTTGCAAGGATGTTTATGGACTCACCGTCCTGCCGCACAGTAAAAATAAATGGAATTGCGCAGGATGTGGTGATTGTCCGAAAAAACAAGACAGAAATGGATCAGAAGATAATCATGTCCATTCCGGGGGAACATTTGGAGCATGGCGGTATTGTGGACTTTGCGAACAACAAATGGCTTATCACCATGCTGGATGCGGACAATCAGATTTATGATCGCGGTATTATGCAGCAGTGTAACCACATCCTACGCTGGATCGGCAAAGACGGCCAGCTAAAACAAAAGTGGTGTTTTGTGGCTGACGGTACCAAGTATTTGATTGGTGAGCGTTCTGAGGAAATTATGACGGTTGGCGATGCGCGTATTGCCGTCACGGTCGGAAAAGACGAAGATACGGTTGAACTGGCACGCGGTCTGCGTTTCTTGATTGATGACACAGATTCTGAGGCGTGCTTGGCTTACCAGATTACGAAGCCCAACAAGATGTTCAATGTGTATAACGGCAAGGGCGTCTTCCGCTTTATCATGACGGAGGTCAACCTTGAGGACGGTGACAATAAGGTGCTGCGAATTGCCAATTACGCTGACTGGCACCCACCGGTAAAGACGGACGGTGACCATGTTGACAGCAATCTCAGCATCGCCCATATTACGCATGTAGCCAAGGATGCAGCTGACATGCCACCCGCTGATGAAAAGGAGGGATGGCTGTAATGGATCTGGTGGAATTCTATGATTATAAAAATCTGCTGATGAAGGATCTGTGCTGCAATGAAAATGTGGTGAAGCTGGTGACCGGAAATGACGCGGCACCTGTGCCGAACCACAAGCTGCCGTACACACAAATCTTCCCGTATGAATATGTGGATGCTACGGTTGACGAGGCAAAGACATACATATGCTTTGACGTTGACATCGTCAGCGTTCCCAACAAAACCTATTATATCCCTGTGCTTTATATCTGGATATTCACGCATAAGAGCCTGCTGCGCATGCCTAACGGCACGCTGCTGCTTGACAGGCTCAGCGCCGAGATCAACCTGATGCTGAATGGCAGCAGGTATTTTGGCCTTGGCGAGCTAAAGCTGGATTCCGTGAACCGGTTTTATCCGATCCACGATTATTCCGGACGAGCCCTGGTTTATTATGCGCGAGACTGGAACAGGCTGACGGCAAATAAGAGCATACCGAGTAACAGAAAGCTTGGCAGGTAATTATGGCTGGTCTGCTGTATGCAAGGGATATAAGGGTTAATGATGCGATTAGCATTCACGTCCCATTGGTTGGCGAGATACTTGACGCGGAGGATCAGTATTTTGAGATCATCTCCACGGTGATTGCCACGCCATATGACATGATGGTGCAGCTTGATGACGCGGGTATTGATTTTACAAAGATTACTGCGTTTGAGCTGTTCTGTCTGGTTTTTAGCAATATACAGAGCGTTGACACAAGCCTTGTGTTCGGTGATTTGGATTTATCTGTGATGCAACCGGCGCTTAGTCCTGATACTAAGGAACTCGTTCTGGTGGATACCGAGAGGAATATCGCCATAGATCGTGCTGTACATGAACAGATTTGCCAAATAATCCGTAAGCTGCTGTATATACCAAAGGTAGAAAAGAAGCCCGCGAATGATGAGGCCAAGCGTTATATGCTCCAACGCGCCAGAAAGAGACTGGAGCGCCGCAAAAGGCAGGAGCAGGATAACAAGTCTCAGATTGAGGACATAATTATCGCGCTTGTGAACACCGAGCAGTTCTCGTATAACTATGAGACTGTGCGTGATCTGACTGTTTATCAGTTCTATTCCAGCCTTCAGCAGATATCCCACAAAATAAAGTTTGACAACACAATGAGTGGATATTATGCGGGCAACGTAAAATTCGAAGATCTGAAGCCTGAGGATAGAACCTGGCTTAGATCATAATAAATGGGTGTGATTTGATTGGACGTTTTTCAGTATGTGCTTAATAAGCTGGCTGGCGAAGTCGAAGATATCGCTGAACTCAGTTTTGACGATACTGACTTTATTGACTTCTTGCCCATAAGCCTACTCGATGTCCTCACACTCGCGGACATCGATCCAAAATTGTTAGGAGGAATGAAAGAGATGTTTAGTGTTGCTGATATTACTATCACTAGCCTGGATGTTATCACCGCTTATTCTCTGGCGGGCGCTCCCCGTTTCGTCCTGGACGAGCTGCAGGATGCGACTATCGCGAATACCCAGGAGCGCGAGGATATTACCGGTAAGGGCGGCCGCAAGCTGAATACCCTGAAGCGCAACAAGGCTGTTACCATTTCCGGTACTAATGGCCTGCTGTCCGGCGGCCTGCTGGAGGCTCAGACCGGCTCTCAGTTCGAGAGCAAGACCGCTGCGCCCGTGGCGTGGTCCGAGTCCCTGGTGATCAATGGCGGCAAGGCCACCACCACCTATAAGGCCACTGGCACCGCTGGCGCTGAGATCGAGGCTCTGTATATCAAGACCTCTGACGGCCGTGCTTCCACCAAGCTGGAGCAGGATGCTACTGCTGCTGCCGGCAAGTTCGCCTATGCGCCTGAGACCAAGGAGCTGTCCTTCCAGGAGAGCGCCTATCCCGATGGCACTGAGATCGCCGTGTTCTATACTCGTAAGGTTGCCGGCGATGTGCTGAACAACGATTCTGAGAAGTACTCCGAGAAGCTGCGCCTGGTCGTGGATGCTACCGGTGAGGACAAGTGCGCGAATGTGTACCATGTCCAGATCGAGATTCCGAAGGCCGACTTCTCCGGCGACTTCGATATCGCGATGGGCGACAGCCAGTCTGTGCATGCCTTTGAGGCTGAGTCCCTGGCTGGTGTCGGCTGCGGCGCTGCTGCGAAGGGCTACCTGTGGACTTACACCGTCTTCGGTGCGAACGCTGAGGACGCGGCCTAATCGAGGCTGAAAATGCCCAAGGTAACTAGGGTGTGCAAGGCGTGTGGTAAAACCTACGAGGCGTGCCACACGCCTAATCCTAATCAGGTGTTCCGGTGGTTTGACATTGCCTGCAGCCAGGAATGCGCAATGGAGTATCTGAGAAGGGTTGAGGAGGCCAGGGCGGCTGAACAGATCGCCAGGGCTGAAAACAAAGACAATTAAATAGGGAGGAGGGTTATGTATGCGTTGCTGTCATAGATGCCCTCTTTTCTTTTACGCATCAGGACGGAAGTGATACGGGAGTGGGACGGTCAAAATACAATGTGGACGATGATACCAGCAAGAGAACGTGCAATGGCATCGTGTTCGACAGCGTGATGGAGATGAAATACTATCGTGACGTGGTTTTGCCCCAAGTGGAGAGCGGCGGTATAACAAATTTCGAACTGCAGAAATCATACGAGCTGCAACCAAAATTCACGCATGATGGTCAGTCGGTCCGCGCAATTACATATGTGGCGGATTTTTATTTGGAGCATGCAGATGGATCTGTTGTGGTTATTGACATAAAGGGCATGGCGGATTCGAAGGCGGTGCTGAAGAGGAAGCTATTTTGGTATAACTACCCGGACGTTGATTATCGGTGGATAACGTATGTGAAGAAGTACGGCGGCTGGGTGAACTGGGACGATGTACAGAAACTGAGAAAAGCTGATCGGATGAAAAGGAAAGAATTGGAGGAAATGAAAAATGGCGAAGAGCAAGAAGCTAACGTTTAATATGATCGCGACTGATATGGAGAAGCCTGAGGTTGTGCATATGGAGATACAGGGCAAAAATAAGGTGCACGCGTTTGACGTAAAGAAGATGCTGACCATGCAGGAGTCTGTGTCGTTCGTGGATGACGTGTATAACCTGTGCGTCAATGTTGACAATGGTGTGTACCGTGCGGATCTCCTTGATTTTGCGATGAGGGTATTCACGCTTGTTTATTATGCGGGCATTTCCGCGCCTGAAAATCTTGAGGCTGCGCAGATCGTAATCTACATCACCAGCATTTATGATGATGTGCTGGCCGTGATTTGCCCGGATCAGTACAAGGCACTTTATCGCGCTGTTCTGGATAAGATCGGTTTTGCCAAACGTATGATGTGCGCGACTCAGTCCTCCAGACTTGGAGATCTCATCATGAAGATGGACGCGGTGCTGTCTGATGGAAATAAGGCGATGGAGACCATTACAAGCCCTGACTTCCTGGAGAAGATGAACGGCATTCTGGAGCTTGCGAATGAGCAGCAGGATGATGCGGGCGTGGTTAATGAAGAACCAGAGAACGTGGTAGCGCTCTTTGGCAACGAAACAACCGATGACGAGTAATGGATAGCGGAGGTGTAGGATGGCTAAGGCAAAGAAAGTGACGTTTAGCATGCTTGAAAAGCATGTGGATGATATCCCGATGAGGGAGTTCGTTATTGAGGACGGGGTTGCGTTGCAGGTTAAGCACGTCCTTGGATTTAAGGAGGCGATGGATTTTGTTAGAGCAGCCTCTGAGGAGTGTTTTGATAAGAATGGGAATTACATGCCTGAGGTTGTTGAATTCATCATCAGGATGAACACGCTGATCTATTACGCGGGATTGCCCGCGCCAACAAATTATGAGAAGGCGTATCGCGCCGTAATGCTATGGGACGGATACGAGGAATTGATGGACTACATCAATAGTGAACAGTATGATGGTCTTACTGCGGCTATTTACGCCAGGATTGCGTATATCAGAAACACGGTGATTCAGACGAAGACAAGTCAGGTCAACGAGATCATTATGCGTTTGAACGATGCGTTGGGCGTTACTGATGCTGGTGACGGAGGATCGGGCGATGAATGATGTTGAGGGTTATTTGAGTAGTGACCAGGTTATGAAGGTAGGACTGCGAGGATACAAGGAGAGCACGAAGGTCAACTGGCACGGTGTGATCATTGACGTGGACTATTTTCTGACCATTGAAGAGGAGGGATTGATCATTGGGTCAATCCTTAATTGTTGTGCGCGTGAAGATGAAGCCGGCGACGAATACATAGAGCCGCAGCTGGTGGATCAGGCGATCCGAACACATATCATTGCTGCATATGCGCATGTTGCCATTCCAAATGATCTGGAGAAGCAGCACAGATTGGTGTACTGCAGCGATCTGTACGACGTGGTGCTGAAAAATGCTAACCAGGCACAGATCAATAATATTATAGCTGTTGTGAAGAGTTATATGTGAATAAGGAGGTGGGCTCTTGGACGGCATGATGGAATACTTCCACAAATATGTACAGGAAACGCTTAAGACTATCCATGTCGATGCACAGAAAACTGCCGAGGACGCTCACAAAGAGGTCGTTCAAGAGCTTATCCCCGAATTTGCCAAAGAAATAAAGAAGATATATGCTGAGCGAGACGTTGAAGGGTTTGGTTCTGGCGCAGTTGCCGAGTGGTATGGTGCATATAAGCCCAGGCAGTACCATCGCAAAGAAAGCCTGTACAACCTTATGGAGATTGACGAAGATGCGGCGAACATGAGAGTTGGATGGGGTTTTTCTGATGCCAATATGACCAAGGACAGAAAGGGTGGAAGCCTGTTTGAAAAAGTGTTCGTTCAGGGATGGCATGGTGGATCTCCAGACCCGGATACCGGTGAAATGATTTATCCGTTTGGTCATCTTCCTGCTGTACAGACGGAATCCGCATTGAGTATCTTTAACAGGATGGAAGTGGAAGTTGAACAAAATTACAGGGATAAAATCGTGGAATTAACTCAGCAAAGATTTGCACAGAAATGGCATGAACTGCATGGATAGCGGAGGTGATGTAGATGGCCAAGAAAAACGGTATTTCGGGCAGTGCAGATTTTAGTACTCAAATAAATGTTGCACTTAATGTGGATGGAGCGGCCATGGCTGCTGCCGAGGCTTCCATACAGAAATTCCAAAAAGCTATTGTTGATTTGGGTAACACTATGTCAGCGATGGCCAGGGGAAACGATATAAATAAATACTGGAACACCTATGCTTCTAGCATTGAGGGAGTCAGTGAAGCATATAAACGCTTTACTCGCGCATGGGGTGAAGCGGATCGCGCTACTGCTGCCTCGGATTTTATTAAAAGTCTCCACTCTTTCAAAGCGCTTGGAAACGATACCACTGTATTTTTGGAAAAATACGGCGAAGGGTTCAGAGAAGCAGCGCATGAGGCCAGTGGACTAGCAAAGAGTACCGTCGAAGCATTTTCAATTACTAATCTTAAATCTGCATTCGAGTCCTTTGACAGAATGAAAGAAATGGGCTTGGAACTCGAAGATGTATTTGACAAACTGAATTCAAAAGATACGAATGAGCTACAGCGATCACTAGATATTCTGTCTACTAAGTTTGCTAAGGCGCAGGAAGACTTAAGGCAAGCCAGAGAAGAACTGCAAGGCTTTGAGAGTGGTGCTGGTATTGACGTCCTAAATGATAAGATTGAGCAGCTTGAAAGCAAACTAAGCTACCTGGTCGATACCATGAAGGAAGAGTTTAGAGATTTCCTGTCAGCCAACAATTTTGCCGGCCACGATTTGTATGAAGAAGGTCGCTTCCATGATTACTTTGAGTCTATCGAGGAAGGTTACACTACAGCGAAGGAAGCAATCGCTGGTTTCAAACAGGAGTACGACTACCTGTTAAAGGAAAATGCAGAGAATTCTTCTGGTATGAGAAGCGTCGGGCGGGAAATTGATGAAAATGCTGAAGCGTTGATTCGCCATGGAGAAGCGCTCTCGAACATAGCGTCGCAAAGTGAAACCGTTAATGACGTGATTGAGAATCTTGCCGAACTTGCCAACAGAAGCGGCGAGGCAGGAGAAGGAATAAATAACATTTATGATTCCATAACGAATGTGGTAAGCGGCTTGAGCAACCTTAATTCTCTCAGTGAGGACAAGGTTATTGGCATTTCAAACATGCTTTCGCAAATTGCCAGGCTTGGTAATGCGCAGGGGACTGGTAATAGTGTTAAGAATATTGCAGCCGCTCTTAATTCGTTGAGCGGAATAGGAAACGTAAGCAATCTTGCTATATTGTCCAGTTTGGACTTTACTGGATTTAAGAGTTTCGAGGGGCTGAAGGTCAGCAAGGCAGCGCTTACAAATCTGGCGACCTATTTACCACCAATTTCAAATGTTAATGTTGCAGTGCTTGAGCGGCTTGCCGGCATAGATTGGAGTAAGCTGAAAACGCTTCGTGTTAATTCGAATGCGATTGAGGAGCTCAAAAAGTTTACAGATACAGCGAGTGGGGAAACCGGCGCTGAAAACGCTGCGACTGGTGTTGGCAGCATTGAAGAGAAGGCGAAAAATGCTGAGAGTGCCCTAAAAGGAATCAATGATACGGTAACTGGCATTCGGGATTCTTTCGTCAACCTCAAGGAAGCCGTAGTTGAGTCACTGAATTTTGATAAGCCTACACGGGATATACAAAGCCTCAGGGACGAAGTGGCCAAGCTTTCAACTAACATTGATGCGATGACGACCAGCTATGAGCGTATGCAGCGCGTCAGGCTGTCCGCAGAACAGAAGGCAAATGTTGCTGGTGAGGCGAGTATCCTTGACAGCGAGAAGCGTGCTGCCAAGAAAGCTTATGACGCTTTGCTCGGTGGAAATTATGATCCTGCTGTCGTTGCAGAACTGACGGCTAGGTACCGTGAATTCGTCAGCGCGATTTCTGATGTTGAAGCCAAGCATAAGACGCTGGGCGCACAGGGTCAGGAAGTCATTTCTATGATTACAGCTCAGGGTGCGGCGTTCCGTAATGATGTGGCTGCACTTGGTGAACTTGCCAAAGAGTCACAGGAGGCAGAGGCGGCGCAGGAAAAGCTTGCCGGTGCTGCGAAGAAGCAAGAGGATCAGCTGAAAGCCAATAATCTGAAGGAATACGTCAAAGACCTGGCTTCCATCAGAAAAGAAGTCAATTCGATGCAGAATGACCTGATGGCGCTGGTCAATTCTGGTGGCAAGTATGAAGGACTTGAGCAGGCGATCGAGGATTCTTTGAGGCTTGACAGACTTCTGACTGACAAGGAGCAGCGTTCGAAGCTTGGGCAGACTGGCAGCCTGGATTACCTCCGCAAGCAAGTTGCGGTGTTGAAGGAAAACACCGACGGTATGATGGCTTTGGCTAAAGCTGAGGCAGAGGCTGCTGATGAAGCAAAGAAGCTGGAGAAAACCAATGCAGCGGAAAGCATGAAGAAAATGCTTTCTGAGCTCAATAAGATACAGACCGAAGCAAAGAATGGTCTTTCGTCTCTTTCAGACAGCAAGTACGACGAAGAAGCGGTGCTTGGGATCCGCCAGCACTATCAGGAACTTGTTGATAAGATAGCGGAGTACCGCACAGGTCAGAAGGAAGTTACTGAGGACGTCGTTACAAGCCTGCGGAGCGAGGCAAACGCGATACAGGATTCGATTGACGCTCTGAAGCGGAAGACTTCGGCTGCCCAGGAGAGCGCTCGTGCAGAACAGACTGGCGCGAAACAGACAGAGTTAAGCGCTCGGAGAGAAGCTACGCTTCTGAAGCAGGCGGAGGGATTGCGCGGACGAATTTCTACATACATACAAGGCAACACGAAAGCCTATTCGATGTATGGAGAACAGCTCAATCGGCTATTGAGTGAGCTGAATCAGAATGCGTCAATTACACCTGAGAAACTTTCTCAGATTGCAACTGAGTTCGCTAAAATACAAAACGCAGCGAAGCTTGCTGGTGCAACCGGCAAGACTTTTTTTGATTCTCTGAAAGATATTTGGAAGCGTTATAGCGGTTGGACACTCATTACAAAGGCAATGATGGCCGTGCTGAACACGTTTAAGAAAATGATCAGTAACGTCAAAGAGCTTGACGCGGCTATGACGGAGCTGAAGAAGGTTACGGATCTGACGGCCGCGGGCTATCAGCGATTCTTCAACACAGCCGCTAAAACTGCGAAGGAAATTGGCGCGACGATCACTGATACAATTAACGCGACGGCAGATTTTGCCAGGCTTGGATACGGTGTAGAAGAGGCCGCCTCGCTTGCGAAGGCCGCACTTGTCTACAAAAACGTCGGGGATGGCATAAACAGTATAAATGATGCGTCGGAATCGCTGATCTCCACGCTTAAGGCGTTTGGTGATGAAGCGTATGATGCGATGCAGATCGTTGATATGTTCAATGAAGTGGGTAAATTGTTGCCCATGCCCGTGGTAACACGGTGTCTGGTAGTGTGCTATATCGGTCAAAACAGTGTTGGGTTGTGCGCGTAGCGAGCGCCACTGAGAGACCGAGGAAAGACTTTTGCTTGACAATAATATATTGATGTTGTATAATTCAGATTGAGTAAATGGTAGTGTAGGACGAGAGTATTGTGGATAATTATCACGACTATAGAGATTTCGAACAGCTGAGCTTGTCAGAAAGTGACACTACAGTTCTTAATAATCTCTATGCTCATTCGGTCGCCGATGATGTGGAATACGGGGCGGTTATTATAGCCAATAATTGTGTACGCGAGTTCACAGATGGTTTAAGGGACCGTGTTAGCATCCCCAATGATATTCCTAGTGGGCAATCGTTACGACTTTTCCATAGCCACACTATTGATACACCTCTATCGCCAAGCGATATGGCATTCCTGTCATTTCCTGATATTGACGAGGTTTGCGTTACAACCAGGAGTAGATCGGTCTTTCGAGTATTAGTAAATGGCGGAATAAAACCGGACTATAATGAGTATACTGAGAAAACGTATGCTATGGATGACGAGGCCAATTTCGCATTAATGAGAAGACCAGATTTCTGGGACTGGGAATATGATATAAGGAATTATATGGCGACGAGGGAACAAATGTTTTTAACAGCGCGTCTATTTAAATGGAGATTGGAGGGAGGAAGAATATGAAAAAGGAATTATTCAATGTGAATATGAGTAGTGCTGAGGCACGTAAAGTCCTCTTCACCTCCGTGAACGGTAAATCCATGCAGGAGATTGAAGAAATCAAAAAGCAGTATTCTTCAGTATCCAAGATTATCCGGAAGCGTGAGTTAATGCAGAACCGTGGGTGGATGACAAATCAATAGTCACGATAATGTCAAGTAATAAGAATCCGTAGAGACTGTAATGGCCGGCGCAGTGATGCGCCGGCCTTCGCACACCCCCGATTAACGGGTGAAGATCCAGTCCGACCTCACGTATAAACCAAATAAGCGTGAGAGGCAAGCAGAAATGACTTGCCACATAGCTTTGATGGCTATGATTAACAAAAACCGAACAGTTTCGCAATAAGTAGTACCGGCGTGGGCGAAGCACTTTTGCGCTCTGCGGCTGCTTTGGCTGGTGCTGGGAATACGCTTGAAGAGAGCATTGGCTTGATTACTGCGACGAATGCGATCATTCAGAATCCTGAGTCTGTTGGTACGTCGATGAAAACCATGACCATGTACCTAAGAGCGGCCAAAACAGAACTGGAAGACGCAGGCGAGTCGAGCGAAGGATGCGCTGAATCAGTATCAAAACTGAAGGGAGAGCTGCAGGCACTCACCGGTGTTGATATTATGAAGAACGCCGACGAATTTAAATCGACATACCAGATTGTCAAAGAGATTTCTGAGGTATGGGGCGATTTGAGCGACGTGTCGCGAGCGAATGTTACCAATTTGCTTGGCGGTAAGAGAAATGCAAACGTCATTCAGGCGTTGATGACGAATTTCCAGGATGCAGAGAAAGCTGCTGAAACAGCTGCGAATTCTATGGGATCCGCTTTTTTAGAGAATCAGAAATATCTTGATAGCATCCAGGGTAAATTGGATGTGTTTCAGGCTAAGTTTGAGGATCTGTCAAATACCGTTATCAACAGCAGCATCGTAAAGTTTCTCATTGATGTTGGCGGTGGACTGCTTGATGTGCTGAATACATTGGGCAAGATTCATTTATTGCTGCCGGCCATTGCACTTGCGGTCAACGCTATTGTTGGTGTTGGCCTAACAAAAGACGTCCAAAAGATCGTTAATGGCGTAGTCGCGAGTCTCGCGGTGCCAGGTGTTGATTCCAGCAAGATTATCAGCGACATGACGGTTGCTGTCTCTGGACTTTCAGCAAGTCAGCAGGCGCTCGCAAAGACGATGATAGATAATGTAGGTGCTGCACATTTGTTGGATGATGCTTATGTAACACAGATAACGAAATCGCTGGAGCTTACTTCCGCGAACGCCGGCCTTGCAGCGTCATCAAAGGGCGTGTCGGTTGGGTTGAAGGCTATTTGGTCATCAATCCCGATGATTGGCAAAGTAGGTCTGGTGATTTCTGGGGTAATCGCTTTGTTGCAGATAGTGATTCCGCAGTTGACCAAGGCGCATGATGAAGCGATCGAGGCGGCCAACAATATATCGTCAGCATTTAATGACGCTCAGAATTCTTTTACCAAGAATACGAAGTCCATTGATAACCTGAGAGGCAGGTTCTATGAGCTGTCCAAGGGTGTCGATGAGAATGGGAATAATATAAGTCTCACCGCTGATGAGTATTCGGAGTTTTTGGGTATCATCGACCAGCTCGTTGATATCTCACCAAGAATTGTCACTGCGTACGACGAGCAGGGTAACAAGGTGATGAACTATAAGGAAGCGTTGAGGCAGGCTGCGGATGAACAGGAGCGCCTTAACAGGGCGGCACACGAGCAGTACATCGCTGGCGGTAAGGATCTTATCAAGGGCAACATGACCAAATACAGCGACTCAAGCACCCAGTTTTACTTTCAATCTCGGAACCTGCAAGACGTTTTCGATCGTATTGTCTATAGCAAATGGTCTGAAGGCGGGTATGAGCAAGCACTCGCTCTTTATGATGTACTGAAAAACGATCTGGAAATAATCCGTGATATATCCCAGGAAGATTGGATAATGCAGGGCGAATTCTTGCCAACTCAGGACACCGAGGCGATGATAAAGCTGTACGAGCAGCAAGATGTACTGCTGAATTCATTAAGACGTAGCGGCGTATATACTGAAGAGGAGATCGGCGAAATCAAGCGCGCAGTATACGATCTTGCTGGCGTATATTCTGAAATGAGATCAGAGGAGCAGGAAGTCGTCTCGTACATGATGGAGAGCTTTAAGGATGAGGATTGGTATGAAGGTCTACCTGTCTCAGCTTTGAATGCTCTGCGAGATGGGCTCGCTGAGGTAATTGATCTTTCTGATGAGTATAAGACAGCGCAGGACTTTATCAACGACGCAAACGCGTACGGTGCGGAATTTGCACAGACTTTTTCTGGTGACATCTTCCAGAATATAGTAAAAACAGGCGAGGCGCTGAAAGACGTTGATAAGTCTACGACTGATGGTGAACAGGCGATAGCGGACTATATCGACCTTGTTAATCGTTTCGTTGTTACACTCGGCAACCTTGGTACGTCTGGTGGGACACTTGCTTCCGTGAGTGCGTACTTGATGTCATTCACAAATAATGTTAAGAGTGGTACGCCTGCAATCGAGGAAGAGACGTTAAGTGTAACTAGCCTTTCGGATATGCTAAAGCATTTGAGCGACTCATACTCCATTCTGGCAAAAGTCAGAGAGGAAATGGGCGCTAATGGCGGAATCAGCAATGATACATTGTCATCCATGATTTCTGCATTATCCGATGGCGAAGACATCAATAAATACATCAGTGTAGAAAATGGCCTGTTAAAGGTGAATATAGAAGCGTGGGAAGCAAGGTCTGTCGCAAAAACAGAGGACAGCATTAGTATCATGCAGCAAGAGAATGATGCGCTAATGCGTGAAAATGAATTGCTTACCCAAAGTGCTGAATGGGGACAGACTCAGCTTTACGAACAATACGATAAAAACGCTGAGAAGATAAGGGAAAACTCACAGCAGATACTCATCTACCGAGCCGCTCTTGACGCTGCTTCAACGAGCACTGATGATGCTACAGAAAAGGTGCAAACTCTTTCAGACGCCTTCACGCTCCTGAACTCTGCTTATTCGTTTGCCGAGAAAACAGGCGGTGGCCAGGTTGACGCGATCAAAAACGCGATGGAACTGGTTGACGAGCTTGTGAAGGCCAACCCGGAGGGCGAGATACAAAGCTGGGTTGATCTCATAGAGAACTTTAACGCTGAAACCGGCGAGATTACCTGGAAGACTGAATACGTTGAGGAATACACAGAGGCGCTGTTCAGCAACTCTGAAGCAGTCGCCAAGCTGGAGGAACAGTTCCCGGGCATCACAAGCTGGTTGATAGATTGGTCGAATAACGCAGAAGAGGCAGCTAAACAGACTTTCACTTTGAGTGATGCATTCTCCGCGGTTCAGAGCGTATCTGACTTCCTGACCGAACTCGCCAACGGTGAGTCTGACATAACCCAGCAGATCAGTGACGCTCAGTCCATGGCGGAGCAGCTGAACAAGCTGAACGCAGATATGGAAGGCTGGACCGATGTAGACTGGTCGTATTTTGCGTCCGGCTTTGGGGCGGACGGGATCAACTGGAATACGGAAGCTATGCGTGAGCTTTCTGATGCAATTGTTGATGCACAGTTTGCAAACAATGAATTCGTACAGTCGCATCCGGGACTCCTGCAATCTTTGAAGGATCAGGCTGCTGCTGTGTTTGAACTCAAGGACAGCTATGCCGGCTTCTCTGAGGCTATCAAACAGTACAATGATTCACAGGACGTGCTGCTGAAAGCGCAGCAGGAAATGGCGAATGGCGGTCTGAGTGCTGACACCATTTCTTCCATTGAAGGTATGCTGGAAGAGCATGAGAAACTTACGGACTATCTCTATGTGGAGAACAATGCGGTTAAGCTGAACGCAGAAGCGTGGGAAAAACGTCAGCAGTCTGTTGCTAATAGTGATATTAAGATCCTTGAGGCGCGTAAAGCTGCTCTTGTAGAAGAATTGCATGAAGCCAATGAGGACTACAAGGCGATGCTTAGTGCCGGAGATGTCGATGGTGCTTTAGGGCAACTGAGCGTGATAGATGGTATCGTAGAAAAGATAGGCGAAGTTGTAAGCCAGATTGATATTTATAAGGCAGCCTGGAAAGACGCGACCACAGAGACCACCACCGAACTACTCGACTTTAGTAACGCACTCAGTTTTGTAAAGACGGGAGCCAGTTTCCTGACAAGTATGGCTGGCGGTACCGACATTCTGTCCGGACTTGAGTCCGTAAAGCAGCTTGTTGGCGCGTACAACGATTTGACTGATGCCGGTGTTGATTGGCATGCCATAATTACCGGCATAGATGCAGAAACAGGCAACCTTACGTATAACAATGAGCGCGTTAGAGAGATGATCAATGGCATCATAGACGGCATGGCGGATGCTGAGGGCTTCTCAGCTGAGGTCAGAGCGGAAATGCATGAGTATATTGAGACTGTTGTTCAGGAGAAGTCTGCGTTTGAAGAATTGCAGGATGCGATGAACGGCGTATCCAGCGCCTCAAGCCTGATTTCAACAGCTCAGAACGAATTGACGCAGAGTGGCACCAATTCGCTTGACACCTTGTCGCAGTTGATGAACCTGTTTGGCGAAGACTGGGCATCATACGTTGATTTCGACGAAGGCATCAACATAAAGATTGACGCAATCAGACAGCACTATGTCGATTCAATCAACGCGATGAAGGATGTTTCACCTGAGCTGCGGGAAGAACTGATAAAGGCGTTGGACGTTGAGGTCGAGGAACAGACGCTTGCCGATAAGATCAGCAAACTGATCAGCGACTCCAACACTGTCAGTTCCGCAAAGGCTGGCTATGGCAGCCAGATCACGTATGAGCAGTATCAACAGCTCACGGAGATCAGCAAGGAGTATGCCTACGCGGTAGAATTCAGCAATGGTATTCTTACACTCAATAAACAGAAGTTTGACGAGGTTACGGAATCTATTCTGCAGACAAATCTGGCACAGATTGAGGCTGAGAAACAAGCGATCCTGACCAGCGACCGTTATCAGGAGCTCGCGAGCAGGGTTGGAGAACTCAATGCCGAAGAACAAGCTGAGTTTGACAAGCTGAATGCAGACGCCATGGCATTTGAGGTTCTGGAGGGTCAGATTAAGAATGCCACTGCTGCCTATCAGAAGTTCCTGGCTGCAAGTGACAATGCCAATAGTGATCAGTATGATGCAGCTACGAAGGCCGCTGAGGTGATTCGTAACACACTCTACAATACCGAGAGCGAAATCTATGGCATGGTTGGCCGTGAGCAGTTTACCGAGGCAGTACACTTCCTTATTGACCCAGAGATTGAGATAAACACACAGGAGTTTGACGAAGCGTTTAAGCGTGTTGAACGCTACCTGAAGGAAGGTGGCGAAGGCGTACAGAATTTCCTGGACGATCTGCAATCACATGGCTTTATTGATGAAAACAATGCACTGACTGGTGACGTTGAAGAGATGGCCAAGGAGTTGGGTATCCAGGTTGATTACATCTATGCTCTGTTTGACCAGCTCAATCAGTATCTCACTGAGGAAAATAAGGTCAGGATGCAGAATGGCGAGATTCTGAATGCTGATGAGCTGAAGAAGGGTGCAGATGCGCTCAACGAGGCAGCAGATGCTGCTGAAGGCGCAACTGGCGCAATGAACGACACAAGCGACCAGGCCGACGATGTGCAGTCCAACTTGGAGAATGTCGCGACTCAAGTGAGTGACCTATCCGACCAGATTGATAATTTGTCAGACAAGAAGGTCTCAGTCGATCTTTCTCCTACAGAAAAGGCATTCGGTCGCATATCTTCGGTCGTGACGCAGCTTATGACGAAACTTGATAACATGGCCAAGAAGGTCATTGATATCAAAGTGAATTATAATGCTGGTTCCATACCTAGACTGAGCGGTGTAGCTGGTGTTTCTGGTTACAGCGCAGCTCCTGGAACACTCGGAGCACCGGGTGGACGTACTTTGGTTGGAGAGCTCGGACGTGAGATAGTTGTCGACCCGAGGACAAACACGTGGTATACCGTTGGTGACGGCGGCGCTGAATTTGTCAGTCTGCCTGCTGGAGCATTGGTGTTCAATGCAGAGCAGACAAAGCGGTTGTTCGCTGCTGGCAGGATCCCCGGACGCGCTGGTGACGCAATGCTGTCAGGTAACGCTGCTGCGTCAATTAGAGCTGAGACTGGCAATGTTGGCGGCATAAAAGCATCAAGTGGTAACGTGAGTATTACTACGGCGAAATCTAGTAAGTCAAGCAGTAGTAAGAGCAAATCGTCGTCAAAATCCAAGAGCAAAAGCAAGAAGAAGGTTTCAACCGCTTCGCTCGACGATTTGCTCAAGGCGTATGAGGCGCTTAACGCTGAAACAGAACATCTGATTGAGCATCAGAACGAGCTGTATGACCAGTCTGAACGAAATTATGATTTCAGCAGCATGAATGACGCTCTAACAGAGCAGGCCAGGCTGTATAGGAAGATCATGGATGACAGTCAGGCCGGCATCAATGAAATGCTGAAGAACGGTGCGAAGGATACGGACGAGCAGCTCCAGAAGATGGAGAAGTCATACTGGAACGCTGCAAACAGTTTCCAGGAGACGCTCAACAAGATCAACGATCTGTATGTTGACGCGCTGAACGACCATATTGACGACATGCAGTCGGCGTTTGACACTCTGGTAAAGGCGGCAGACGAGTACAACGAGAATGGCACCATTACGGTGGACACATTCCAGTCGCTGTTGTCCAACGGCATTGAGTATCTTGACGTTCTCGATCTTGTGGACGGAAAGTACGTCGTCAATACGGATCGTGTAAACGAGCTGATTGCGGCTGAGAAGGAACAGCTCGCCATAGAATCGGCGATGAGCTATATGGATCGCGTGAGACAGGCGTTGACCGATGGAAACACCGGTGCGCTGGAAAAACTGTTGACCGCGAACATGGATCTCGTGAAGACCAAGCGCGAACTGATTGACACATCTCTTGAAGAGCTGAAGACTCTCGGGCTGACCGATGAGCAGTTTGAGCGGCTTTCTGGCAATATCAACAAGATTTTCGAGATCGGCCAGCATGTCGTGTCTGATATTGGCGCGAAGGTTGAAGAGGAAATTGAGACAATCACAGACCGTATTGAAAAACTGAATGACCAACTGGATAAGATGCAGACCTCGTATGGTGATATCTCCGAAGCGCTGAAAGCCTACAATGAAAACGGAGAAATCACGTTGGATATGTTCCAGTCAATGCTGTCAAATGGCATTGAATATATGAGGGTTCTGGATTATATTGACGGCAAGTACGTCGTTAATACAGAACGCGTTCAGGAATTGGTCAAGGCGCAGAAGGAACAGCTTGCTGTTGAATCGGCACTGAACTATATAGATCAGGTCAGACAGGCTCTGACCGATGGTAACACAGAATCTCTGGAACGACTGATAGATGTTACTGGTGATTACGCTTCTGTGTCACGTGACGTGATCTGGACTGCGATGGGTCAGGTCAAGGCTCTTGGCCTTACCGACGACCAGACTCAGAAAATGTTTGACAACGTGTACGCGATGTTGGATGCTGCGGATCGCGTGATTACAGATCTATCCAAAGAGACAAAGGAAGCTAAGGAAGAGGCTGAAGAAGCTGAAGAGGAAGCTGTGGATCTTAGCGCTGTGCTTGATGATCTTCAGTCTGCCTATAGCACGCTAAACAAGGTCGCAGAGGAATACAATGAGAATGGCGTCATCACCGTTGACACGTTCCAGTCGTTGCTTTCTGGCGGGCTGCAGTATTTGAGCGTACTGGATCTGATAGATGGAAAGTACGTTGTCAATACGGAACGGATGCAGGAGCTGCTTACCGCAGAGCGTGAGCAGCTTATGGTCGATACGGCGCTGAACTATCTGTCAGAGATCAAACAATCTCTGATTGATGGAAACACAGAGAAGCTGCAGTCACTGATTGACGCAAATGACGCTGTGGCGAGTTCGTCACGCGCTGCTGTACGTGCTGCTCTTGAAGAGCTGAGAGCGTACGGTTTGACCGAAGACCAGGTTGAAGCACTTTCTGGCCGCCTTGAGATGCTGTTCGATGTTACGGATAAGACCGTATTTGAGCTGGAAAAGGTGGAGGAAGAAGCCGAGGAGGTCGTTGACATCCTGAAGCTGCTCAACGACAGCATTGACGGAATCCAGTCGGCGTTTGATGATCTGCAGAGTGCCATTACGGAATACAATGAATACGGTGAAATAACCATTGATACATTCCAGAAGCTGGCACAGAACGGCCTTCAGTACATGGCGATGCTTGACGAGCAAAACGGCGCGTATTACCTGAATACCGACGCTGTTGAGGCGATGATCGCTGCTGAGAAGGAGCAGCTTGCCGTTGAGACAGCGATGAATTACATCAAACAGGTCAAGACGGCTGCTGAAAGCGGCGATGCGGCTACGCTCGCCATCCTCACAGGAATCACCAATCAGTTCACCAACGCTACCTGGGGCGCGGTTGCCGCAGAGGCAGCTTTGTTGTCCACGATGGGACTGACGCCTGACCAGCTTGGCGCTGTGTTTAGCAACATTGCAAAATTCCAGAATATCTCCAGGGCAACGGGCGGACATATCACGCGGTATAAGCGTGCGTCGTCTGATGTGGCAAAGTCTTCGTCCAGCACTGCCGATCATTTCAAGGATCAGCAGGATGCGATGGAGGATATCATTGGCTTAGTCCAAGAACTTATCAAGTATGAGACAAAGCAGAAGATCCAGGCGATTGAGGATGAGATAGCTGCATACCAGGAGATCATCAATCTCAAGAAAGAATCCCTCCGTAGCAGCAAGGATGAGGACGATTACCAGAAGAATATTGCCAAGAAGACCAAGGAGATCGCACGCGTCCAGGCGAAGATCGATCAGCTGTCTCTGGACAACAGCCGTGAGGCTCGCGCAGAGCGCAACAAGCTGATTGAAGAACTGAACCAGATGCAGGAGGAACTTGGCGAGATTCAGGTGGATCATTCCATTGACGCACAGGAGGACGCGCTGGACAAGCTGGCCAAGGAGTACGACGAGAGCCGTCAGGGCGAGATCAAGTCCTTGGAGGACAGTATTTCTTCCACTGAAAAATTGTATCAGCTTGCAATTCAGCGCATTGACACCCAGTGGGACACGCTGTTCCAGGACATTATTAAATGGAACTATGATGCCGGCACCCGTATAGAGGAGGACATCGTAAAGGCGTGGGAGCTTGCAACCCAGGCGGTTCAGGATTATGGCTCATGGGTTGATGCATACTCCAATGTTACACTGAACGTCAATACTTCCAGTGGTGGTTCTGGCGGCAGTTATGACAGCGGGTATGACGACTGGGATTACGGCGGGATTGATATAAGCGACTTCGGCGATAGCGAGGATGATTTCTCAAAGCAGCTTGAAGCCGAACTTGAAAAGCTGAAGAAACAGCAAGAGGAGGCAGAAGCTGCCAAGAAGCTTGCCGAAGAAGCTAAGAAAGTTGAAGACGCGAAGCAAAAAGCAGCCGATGCCGAAGCAGAGCTCAAGAAAGCACAAGATGCAAAGGAGAAGGCAGAAGCCGAGCGGAAAGCAGCCGAGGCTGCCGCAGATCAAAGAGCTGCCGAGGAAGCTCGGAAGAAAGCTGAAGAAGAACAGAAGGCTGCAGATGAAGCGCGTAAGCGTGCGGAAGCCGCAGCTGCTGTTCAGCGGGCGGCTGAAGAAGCGCAGAGAAAAGCAGAACAGGAAGCTGCTGACGCTGCCGCCAGAAAAGCCGCCGAGGAAGCAGAGCGTAAACGTAAAGAAGAAGAAGCAGCGCAGGCAGCAGCCAAGCAAAACCAGGCGTCATCACAGACCGTTCAACCGCAGGCTGAGGAGCAGGTGAATGCTGTGACCATCAAGAGCGGCCATTATTATATGTATGCTACCAACAAGAATAGGAAAGCCGAGAATCGTTTGAAGAGCGGTGGCAAAGAAGTCAAGGCTTATGCCGGCGATTACTACGAGATCATCGGAGAGGATGGCAAATGGTATAAGGTTAAGCTTGACAGCAGCATAAATGGCGGTGTTGGCTATATTGGCAAATATGATGTCAGCAGTGGAAAGGCTTTGACCAAGACGTCCATGGTTGCACGCAGTCTTATCAAGAAGTACCATACTGGTGGTGTCGTTGGCGATGATGATTTTGGTGATGATGAGGTTCTTGCTGTCCTCCAGAAGGGCGAACTTGTCCTGACGAAGAAAATGAAACAGGGCGTGTACCAGATCGTGGACTTCGCCAAAGAACTGTCCAAGCGCCTTGGCGTTGCGATTGGTTCTGTCAGCTCTGTGCCGCGATTCAGCACATCCCTGCCGGAACTGGCTGCCGCTACCGGTGGTGTGAGCGGAAATCAGATCATATTCAACCCTGCCATCAGTGTTTCAATTGAAGGTGCTGGAAGTCTGGATGCTCAGACGGCCAATATGTACGGCCAGCAGATTGCTGACGTGGCTATTGACAGGATGTACAACACATTCCAGCAGCGTGGACTTGGAGGAATATTTGGAACAAAACTGAAGAAATGAAAACTGCCCGCGTGAAATATCGCGGGCAGATTATAAAGAAGGAGGTGAGCGTCTAAATTGGTTGTAGAGTTTTCAAAATTGAATTTGAGCGAACGCCCATTGCTGACAGTGACAAATGCCAGTGGCGTTACGCTTGGCGTTATCGCGTGTCCAACTGACCTGACCTTTGGTCTGAAATACAATGAGACTTCAACGATGAATTTCACGGTCCCGTACATGATCGACGGAGAAGTTGTACCAATTTATGAAAAACTTGCCAGTCGCCAGGTCATATCATTTCCAGGCATTGGGCAGTTCATCATTGTGAATCCTTCAGAGGTTGACGACGGCATCCAGCGATACATGAACTGCGAAGCGTATTCACTTGAGTATGAATTCACCTACAAGAAAATCACAATCCAGAATGGGACTTATAAGTTCTGGGATGAAACTTCGCCGGATGAGACCGTGCTTGGAATGATCATGGAACTGATGCCGTCGTGGTCGGTACGCACCGTTCCGAGCTCTATAGCGAATAAGTACCGCACCTTCGAAATTGAGAATGAGAATCTGTACAACTTTATGAAGGGCACTCTCCAGCTTACCTACGAGTGCATTTTTGAGTTTGACACAGTGAATCGGACGGTGAGCGTGCGCGATACACAGGGATCCCCGGTGAGCAAGCCTGTGTTCCTGTCTAACAAGAACCTGGTCAGTGAACTGGAGATTTCTGAAAACACCGAAGACATTGTTACCAGGCTGGATGTGAACGGCGCTGAGGGCGTGGACATTCGCGACGTTAATCCGACCGGTACAAACAGGATGATTGACCTCAGCCATTATATGACGGAGGATAATTTTACGCCTGAGCTGATTGCAAAATACAACGTGTGGAAGCAACATTGCGAGGACGTGAGTGAGGAGTATTTCAACCTGTCTGTGCAGTATGCGCTGAAAGTGTCTCAGCTGACGACTGAACAGGCGAAGCTGGCTGATTACAAGGAAATCCTTGACACCTATACTACGCTTCAGGGCGTGTCGGCACAGGCTGCCGCGCAGAGCATTAAAGGCGCGAAAGAGGCGTTGGTGAAATACACAAATCTGGTCGCTGATGCCGCAGAAGAAATGGCGCGAAAGCAGACGGCTGTCGATGCCATTGACGCGGAGCGTGAACAGCTCTTTGCAAGAATCACGGAAATGGTGAATGATTGCAGGTTTGATACAATCTATGATTCTGAGACGGGGGAGAGCTCAGACCGCTTTACCGCTGAGGAATATAAAATGCTTGACCGCTATATCATTGACGGCGAGATTGAAGACAGCACGTTCGTGGTGGAAGAAGTTGAGTCGTATGACAGCCAGGATCAGAGCGCAAATTTTGATTCCCTCGTAATTGGTATCACTGGAGCAGAGGTTACGGCGTACGCGGAAGACCTGTATATGATCAGAGGCGGCAAAATGACGATGGTCGCTGACGGTTCATATGCGGACATTGTTACAGCAGTCATTGACTGGAAGGATGACGATACGTTTATTGCAACCGCGCATTTGAGCAAGGGCAAGATCGCCGGCTCAACTATTGATGAGGGCTGCATTACTTTCACAGGCCACGGTTCAGCCATATCATCGACTGAGACAACGGTGGACATGACCGTGACGGATGCGTACAGGTACTTCACATATACGCCCAGCGAATTCCAGCGCAGGAGTGTTGCGTGGGAGCTGTACAACTACGGCAAGGACGTCCTTTCCAAGCTGTGCAGGCCGAGCTATACGTTCAACGTAAGTAGCGCAAATTTCCTGGCGCTTGAGGACTTTGTTTCATTTAAGAATAAGTTGGAATTGGGGCAGGGGGTCTACCTCGATACAGCCATGGACGGAGTGCTGGAACCGATCTGCATTGGTGTTTCGTTTGAATGGTTCAAACCTGCTTCGTTGCAGCTTGAGTTCAGCGACAGCTATGTGAGCGGTGACAAGACGTTCCGGCTTGTGGATCTGCTCGAGAAGAGCATCACGATGGGCAAGACCGTGGACAGTTCGAAGTACGCATACTCTGCGTTCATTGACAGTGGTGCGAGCTCAAACCTGCGCAGTCTGCAAGAATCAGCACTTGACGTTTCCAAGAATGCCATCATGTCCTCAAGTGGGCAGACGATCACTTGGGATGGATCGGGCATGAGGTTCAGAAAACGGACGGGTAGTGTGACGGTGCAGTACGACTCTGGCAACACGGATAAAACCCCGGAGGAAATAGCGGCTGATGCTGCCTACGCTGATCAGTACGTCGGGGATATTGCCGGCGGCACAGTCGGCGATGACTCTGAGTACGACAACGAACAGATCTGGATAAACAACAACAGCATCGTCATGACAGCGGATGGCTGGCAGACGGCTGAGATGGCCATCGGCAAATTCTACGATTCAACGCTCGGTGAGTGCTGGGGTATTGCGGCACCTAAGATCGTCGGCACATTAATCGCCGGCAGCTCGCTCATCATCCAGAGTGAAAAGAAGGATGGTGGGATCGCTGAGTTTATCGTTGATGAGGATGGGTGCAGGCTATACAATAGCTTTATGACGATCGCAAATAGTACACGCGAAATCTTGTTGAACCCTGATATTGGCATTGCCATTGGCACGCCGGGGATTTACACCGTCGACGAAGAGACGGGTGATATGGTCTTTGACACAGACCACGCAAATTTCTGGGTTGACGAAGACGGAAACGTGTATTTGCGGGGTGCTATTACGGCGACGGCATTGACGATTGTTGGGAGCGATTCCTCTGAGACGTCGATGGATGACTATCTGTCGAATGCTCTCAGTAATTATGACGACGGGAACAGCGTTAATGAGGCATTGGCACAACTGCAAAACATCCTGAACTCTGCGGGTGGTGACATTGATCAGATCAGCGGTTTGATCAACGAGCTGAACAATGAATTGCAGGCGACGTCCAGTCAGGCGACACATATTTTCTATGGGAACGACGATAAATCGACGGCGAACGTCGGAGATATCTGGTATGATACCGCGAATGGGTATGTTTACAGGTTCGTGGATTACTGGACGGAGCTACACAATCAGAACACAAAAGACTGGTTTGACGCCATAGCCAACGAGGATGCGATTGCTGACGAGAAGATAGCAGTTGTGCGCGGTGAAAATGAGCCGTCCAGTAAATCCGTAGGTGATATTTGGGACGACGGCGAAGCTACCACCCCTAAAGTGTGGGACGGTCAGAGCTGGTCAGATTCGGTAGACAGGTGCTTCGAGGAATTCATTGCTGCGATGACGGACTATTCTTCTGACATCATAAAGATGTACATAGATAAAACAAGTCCGGATGATGCTGAAGATGGCGACGTTTGGTATGATACGTCTGCAAAAGTCTTGAAGGTTATCAGTTCTCCGTATGCTTTGATAGAAAACAAGGCTCTTGCGCTTATACTGAAATACGTTGATAGAGATATGTTTGAACAAAACGGTGTTTCAACGCGGCGGTTTTACGTTATGCCAACAAGACCTTCAAGCTATTTGGGTTCGATTTGGATTGATCCAGAAGATGTGGGATCGCTGTCAAGGGTTGTAACTTTTAGCAGAGCAAGATATTGGGACTCCATAGATGAGGAGTATAAATACTATAATCCAGCATGGAGGGGTATACTATCAGCAAGTGATGAGTTGGCAAATGCATACAGGAGTATGACTGTAGAGGAAAGAACCGAAGTGGATGAGTCTGTCAGTGATCTTGTTACGCTGTTTGGCTCTGGTATGAATATCGTTTATTACGTGAATAATATTAACTCCGATGAGAGTGATAGTATTCCTGACGGCAGTATTGTGTGCGAGTGGAGCAATATTGGTGAGGATCGCATATATCGAAAACTCAGTAAATGGCAGGAAAACTCCGATGAAGGCGTGGCGAATACAGCAAATGTCATCCGTGCGAACATGGATACGTCAAGAGGGTATGTAAATGTTTATCCCAGATCTCAGCAACCGTCTTCTGCGAGCAATGGAGACGTCGTGTACGATACAGGCGATGATAGCTTGTATATTTGGATCAATGGCGAGTTTGTAAAGCAGTATGGCAGGGTGGCAGACGATCTGTCTTACATCAGAAATGTCATCACGGAAACTGGCGCGACGGTGTATTACTGCGATTCCGACCCGAAACAGGGCAATACTCTGGTCATAGGGGATATTTGGTACAATATAAGCAATAAACGCGTGAAAAGATATGACAGGGAGAACGATTGGCAGGATATCACATCATCAGTTCAGTCTGAGGCTATTGGAGCGGCAACGCAGGCAAAGAGCGCGGCGGATAATGTTGCGAACGGAAGCAGCGGTATGTCGTTTACGATAGGCAATAACTCAAGCGCAATCGTGCAGATAAACAGCAATGTGGGCTTTAAGGCTGCGACGGATGACGGAGCATATTTCCAGGTCGGTCGAGTTGAGGTGCTTGACGAGTACCATACGACCACATATGAGTACCGAATGGGATTCTATGAATCCAACGGTGACCCACTGTTTTACTATAGCGATGGCAAGATGCGTTTTCCTGGTGAAGATCGTATCAGCCTTGGTTTGTTGGACGGCAATGGCTTGTCCGCAGGTGATAACACAGATGGGTGTGCCCCTGGGTGCGGATATTATATGGAAAATGGACATCGTGTATTTGTCGCTGTGAATGTAAAGTCTACATCACGGATCTCTGCGCCTGCAAGGGTTAATTCCGCGCCCATTCCGAGCGCGTATCGGCCAC